ATGAATGTTACTTTTGAAGGCAACTCTCACACAGGCAAAAATGAATGGCTCACCCCACCGGACCTACTGAAAAAATTAGGGCATTTCGACCTTGACCCTTGTTCACCCGTCAATCGTCCCTGGAGCACTGCACACCGCCATTACACGATACTGGACAACGGACTGGAGCAAGAATGGACAGGCAGAGTATTCTGCAACCCTCCTTATGACACCAACCTGATAGTCCGCTTCATACATCGCTGTGCCGAACACGGGAATGCTATTGCCCTAACCTTTGCCCGGACTGACACGAGATTGTTTCACGACGAGATATTCCGCAAAGCCGACTCGATACTCTTCATCAAAGGAAGACTCCGCTTCTACCACGTCAACGGTGAGCAGGGAGGAACGGCAGGTGCACCCTCCTGCCTGATAGCCTTTAATAAGGAGAACACGGAAGTGTTGAGGAATTGCGGCATCGACGGCAAATTCATCGTATTACACAGCAACAACCGGGAGATTAAACTTTAGACTTCCCCAAACTCTACTCTTGAATGTACTTAATCAAATATAAATATGGAAGATATGACATTGACCCTGGAACAGGAAACTGAAATCAAAGAGAAAGCAATTAAGCTCAAAACAGAAAAAAAGCTGAGAAAAATTTACCCAATGGTAGTTTTCGGAGATACAAACTGCGGAGAAAAAGAGTTTTACGTAGCATATATGGCCGAACCAAGTTTTTTGCAGTTCTCGAAGTTTATGGCAGCCTCCAAGAAAGACGAAGTAACTGCCATGCGTACGCTGGCAAAAGACTCTTTCATTGATGGGGACAAGGAGTTGGTAGACAATGAATCGCTTTTCCTTTTCGGGCTAATGTCGCAACTGTCAGAGATTATCACAACCAGACAAAGTATGATTGTAAATTTTTAGACAAATGGATAGTACGTGAGGAACAGCGAATCCGCCAAAGAACCATTTACGTACGTCACTACTTTCCATCTGTTAATCTGAATACAATCGACGATGAAGAATTTGCTATGCTATCAGAAGAAGCCCTGTGGCTCCATGAACAACTGATACTTACGAGAAGCACAAACACACTTACTACCTGACAATTCATTCATTTCTTGCTCCATGGCCCCTGCATACCTCCCAAGTGTGACAGGGGCCTTTTTACAAAAACTAACCGATGACACAACCCGCTACATCTTCTGAACTAGCCCAAAATTATCGCGTCAATTATTCGATTAACGTACAAGCGGATGAAGGCGTGAAAAAAGTTACCAAATTTGCCGAAGCTATCGGCGAACTGGTAAAAGCAAACGCCGGCTTCAAACTGGCCGCAGGCAATATCAGCACAATCATGAAGGAAGTCGATGAAGTTTTCCGCCCTAAAGGAAGAAAACGCGACTATACCTACGATTTCAACATCAAGACCAACCAGACCGAAGAGAAGCTGACGCGGATTAAAACCGCGTTGACCGAGATTCGCGAAATGAGTTCAGGCATCAATCTGGTTATCAATGCCGGACAGAAACTGGATACCAAGGCAATAAAGTCACAGGCCAAAAAAGTTATTGATAAAAATGCAATAGCTGCCCAGGAGACATTAGCCCAAAAGACTGCCAAAGACTCTGCCCTGTCCATATCCGAAACCCAGAAAAATATAACGAAGGCCATCGGGAAAATCAACTCAGCCCTTATCCACCTCGAAAACGAGAGGGAAATACGGATAAAGACCGATACAGCCAAATTACGTCTGGAGGAGATACTTACTTTATTGCATAACATAAAGGGGGCTTCGCAAATCACCCTTAATATTCAAAACGGAAAAAGCAAAAAAGGCAAAGAAAACAGTATAGTTCCCGAAGTAATACCAACCGTTCCAGCAATAATCCCCGGCTCTGTACCTACGATTTCTGTGCCTCCTGTTCTTCCTCCTGTTGTTCCGCCTACGTCCCCCACCCCGGAAAAACCATTGACTCAAAAGCAACAGGAAAGACAACGTGAGAGACAAGCGAAGGAAGAAGAACGGATAGTGAGAAAGGCAGAAGCCGAGCAGGAAAGAGAATTCCGCCAAAGAATACGCAATAAACTGAAGTCTTTTAATAACCTTGAAAAGATTTACGCCAAACGGGATAAGAAATTCGAGGAACTTGAAAAGATGAGGATGCGCCGAATCCTTGAAAAGGAACGGGAGGACGAAAAGAAAAAGCTTCAGAACGAAAAGAGACAACAGAAGCTTGCTGGACAAAGATTACGGCTGACACAGAAACAATCTGTCATTGAAGACTCCAAATATGGGAACAGACGTCGTGCGGCCATTAACCGTATGCAATACTCCAAGACACCGTCCATTCGGAATCTCCCTTTCCTTTCCATGTTCAACGCATACATGGCATACAACTTCATGAAATCCGAACTGAGAGATGCTGTAGAATATGCCAATGTGATGGAATCTGCGAAAAGCATTTTGCGCGTATCAGATTCCGATTTAGGTACTTTTGAGCAACGGTTTGAAAAGATGTCCCGGCATGTCCGGCAAATTGGTGTGGACACCAAGTTCACGGCGGTACAAATCGGACAGGCAACACGCTTTCTGGCAATGGCCGGCATGGACATGGAGACGATTCACAACTCCATGCGCCCCATTGTCAACCTTGCATTAATAGGTGATAATGATGTAGGTCAGATTGCAGACTTGACCACGAACATTATGAGCGGATACAAGATTAAGAGTACCAGTATGAATTCTGTTGCTGATATTCTGGCATCAACCGTGTCACGTTCTAACGTCAATATTATAGAAATGGCGGAAAGCTTCAAAATGGCGGGAGGTTATCTGAAAACCGCAGGCATTGACTTTGCCGAGGCGGCAGCTGCTGTTGGCGTATTAGGTAACTCTGGTATCAAAGGTACGATGGCAGGTACAGCTTTGAGGGCCATGTCTACCCGTTTTGCCAAACCAACCAAAGAGGCGGCAGAAACTTTGGAGAAGTTAAAAGTCAAGTTTACTCATTTTATCGATGTATATGGCAAGAAAGTAGAAAAGGTCCGTCCTCTGGCAGATATTTTTAGAGACCTGCATAAAGCTGGGGCGACAATGGCCGATATGCAGGCTATCTTTGGCAAAATCGGTGGTAATGCCGCCATGCAGTTCATCAATAATTATGAAAAGCTTAGAGAAATCACTGTACAGAATAAAGGTTCAAATGGCATCTCAACAGAGCTGGCCTTAGTGAAGCAACAAACAACAAAAGGACTTTGGTATCAGGTTACTTCCCAACTTACAGAAAGCTTTATGACAGGCTTTGAACTGATGGAACCCTCTATCCGGCAGGCATTAAAGGATTTTCTCGCCAAATTCAGTACCCCGGACCTAGCCCGCGGACTGGCCGAAATAGGCCGGACACTAATTAGCATCGTGTCAACCCTTGCCAACTTTGGCACATGGATAGTAAAGAACTTCCATTGGATAGAGCCCATCCTCTTCACTGGTTTTGTCGCAACCCGGCTTTACAAACTTGCCGGAGCATTGACCAATGTAGGCGTGGCGATGGGGTTCTTAGGCAAACAGTCTGCTGCCGCCTCAACCATCCAACTTCTGACCGGATTAACCGGGCTTGGCGGAAAAATATCAGGCAAGACACTAACCTTTGCCAACAAAAGAGCTATCGTATCGGCTCTACAATCTGCCGGAGTGACTGGTAAAGGAGCAATGACCCAGGCACTATTATCTTCCGGTCTCATGGGTGGCAGCTCATTGATGGCAGCACGCAGCGCTTTCGGTCCGTTGTTTGCTTCTCAGGTGGTAACAGGCAACGGAATGGTTGGGGCAACCGCTTCTTTATCGGCCATCGGAACCGGAGCGGCGGTAGCGACCGCAAGTATCGCTGCTTTGGTCGGCGCCCTTGGTTGGGTGGCATACAAAACCTGGAAGATTAAAGAAGCCAAAGATGCCGTGCAGGAAGAAATCAGAGCCAACAGAAAATACCGGTATCCAAGTATTGATAGCCTATACGAATCGTTAAGGAAGACATACCAGCAGGCACTTGCTACTAAAAATGCCGTTGATGACGTGACGAAGGGAAAGACGCTTGAAGAAGCATCCGGCCAAAAAATCGGCGCCTTTACAGGAAACTGGTGGACGGCTTTCTTCACTTCAGCCGCTGCTGCTGAAACCAGATCTGCACCATCATACTCCTTTGATGATGCTTACCAGTCCGATGTAAGGGCCGCAATACACACGCTTGCCGAGAAAGACAGTCAGGAACGGATACTAAAAGCCTATGCTAACCTCGGAAAACTAAAGACCGACGAAGAAATCGGTGGATTTATCCGGAGTGCCAAAGCTGTGTTCGGGCAAGATGGACTCACCTTAAACCGCAAATTATGGACAGAGGATAAGAACGGCAAAATTCTGTACAAATCGGGCATGGATAAATTGACCGCTGCCGAGGCAAGCAGCACAATCGATTATGCCGATTATATGAATGAAAAGCTTGTACCGGAAATCGTTAAGATTGCACAGAACTACAGGACAGCCCTTTCGTCACAACATAATGCACGCTATGCTATGGCATTGGGAGGATTCAAATTCACCGAACTTATAAAACTCGGATATTCGAGAGGTAAGGACGGACTATGGAAACAGAAAGTCCCCGGAAAGAAAGCAACCAAGGAAGAGAGAGAAATAGCATTGGCTAATGCGTCAGCCGCACACAACATGGTTGTCACATTTGCTTCCAGTCTGCGGCAAACTTTTGGTGGCTCAGCAGAAATGGCAGAGAACATACTGCAAAAAGCCGGATTCTCTCCTGACTTATATTCTAATGAACCGGACAAGGACGATTCTCCCTACAATTCAAATGGCATAACATCAGGGGCCGATGACGGGCTTGCCGGAGGCAATTACTCAGGTACCGGAAAGCTATCATCGGCCGCACCGAAGCAAGTGATTGTAAATATCACTAACCTGATGAGTCTCGAAGCCATTAACCTATTGAAATCAGAAGATGGGAAGAATCCGGAAATACAAAATCTTAAAGAACAACTCGCTCAGGCATTGATTGATGTAGTACACGACTTCGATGCAACCTGGGAGGGATAAAACAATCATAGTATGCCCAAAATTATTAGTATAGGAAGAATTGCAACCTCAACCCTGCTGAGTGGTGGCGTGATTAGCCACGGCAGTGTCGGGGGATATATCAGCGACGCAGCCCGAAGAAGTTTGAACATGGGACTTGCCGAACTCACCGACGGACAGGTGCAATACCTATCCAAGGACCGCCATATACTCAAACGCGCAGTTATCCAGACCGCCTCACAATTGGCATATGGTATGCTTCGCTCCTACCCCAGATATTTGAAGTACTGGGAACAGAAAGTACGCGACAAGTATCTCCAGGAAAAGTCCCAAAGCAGTCTCGCCAACAAAACCGGGCAATATGCCCAGCTGATTAAGGATCAGCAGGACGTAGCGACAAAGAAAAATTACACGGACACCATTGTTGGGAATCTGGTAAGTGACTATCTGGAACTCAGCATTTCCGATGAAGGCACCTATTATGATTCGCAAAGTGGAAAGGTTGAGCTGAATTCAAAGTACGGATTAGTCACATTTGTAGACTTACAGCCCCTTGTGCAGGTCAGCAGTCGCAACAATATCCTTTTAACAACCGTACAAGGGAGAAACCACAGCCGCAAAGAGTTTATCTCGGGCGGAGACTTTGAAATCAGCATATCAGGAAAGATAAGCAGCAAGTATCCCGACATTTATCCCGAAGCAGAAGTATCCAAGTTCCTGAAGCTGATGCAATACAAAGGAGTTATCACTTGTGACAACACAATATTACGGCAATTCAAAATATCACAGTTGATCGTGCAGAGCTACACCTTTTCTTCTTCAGATTGCAGGAACATACAGCCCTATAGTCTGAACTGTGTAGCCGTTGAACCTTCAGAGGCCGTCGAGCTCAAACTGGCCGACCAGGAGAAAGTAGATAAAGCCATTCAACACACAAACAAATGGATTAAACTTGTCAAATTCGGTACGGAAGTCGTTGACCCGTCCTCTTTATTAAAAATATCAAAGTTATGGCTATAAGTTCACTTGATGTACTCTGTTGCAGGATTGTCATCGGAGATGCTGATCCTGCCAATCTGATGGCTATCAACAATCCCATCACCCTGACCGAAGTAAAGGAGATAGAAATCAATGAATCCTATAAAAAGCTGATTGGTACAGCAAAGGTTGTTTTTCCAAAAGGAACAGTTTTCAAAAGCACCCTACTCGGAGCCGCTACATTGGAAGGAAAAGACGCGTCAAGAATTACTGCAGAAGTGATGCAGGATGGTATCATCATTGAGAAACACACCTCCCAAAGTGCAGTGGATGCCTCCACCTTCAAAACCGGCCAACGCATCAGCATATCTTTAGGATACAACGGGGTACTGAAGAAAATGTTTGAGGGTTACATCACCGGCTATAACTCAGACAACCAGTTTGAACTGAACTGTGAAAACATGGCCTATAAGTTAAAACTAAAACAAGCCCCCAAATTTGTAACTCCCATCATCGGCACAAAGGTCAACGATGTATTAGGCGAGAAATACAACCTGCTAAAAGATACCGGCTTTCAAATACACAGCGAAACCAAACGTTTCGACATCAACATCGGACAAATTAAGGTAACCGATAATTTCACTGTTGCCGATGTCTTGTCCGACTGGTCTAAATTCAAAGTATACTGTTTTCTTAAATACGATGAGAATTCACCGGATGATATGCCGACAATAGCCGTGGGGCGTCCGTATTCTTCCTCCAAGAGCCAGCCGGTCTTCCCTGGCAATGAGCAATCCGGTCCTTTCAAAGTCTATTTTGACTATCACGTAGCAAACAGCACTTTGAAGGTGGTTAAGACAGACCCGAAGTTTTTGGCTGTCACGGCCAAAGCCCTTGGTACAGACGAAAAATTCTTTGAAGTCACCATACGGTTAAATCCCGAATATGCCCCAGAGAAGAAAGGCAGCAAGGAGTTTCAAACAGTCAATGCCACACAAATATCAAAAAAAACACATAAAGTAACCGGGAATGTTACTGCCCAGGGAGCAAAAACCAAAACTAAAGTCGATCTGAGTACCTATACCATTGTCCCCTACATGTCTTCTAATATGAAAATAAACTCAGACAAACTGGTAGAGGAAGCCATTGAATACTTCAAGGGTTATAATCTAAATGGTATAACGGGCAAACTCACCTTATTCGGTGACCTAGCGCTAAACACCGCCGTTCAGGTTGAATTAATTGATGATATAAATTCCTCCAAAAACGGAGTGTATATCGTGGATGAAGTGGTTACCAAGTTCGGAACAGAAGGATATAGACAAACAATCAGCACCCCATATCGAATAAAGGGAAATAAAACAGAGATAAACGGGTAAAAACAAAACAGGGATTCCCGGCATCGGAAATCCCCTGAATTATAGTATATGAAATAAGATTAGTCTCCTTGTACAACTTTATTTGATAGCGCATACAAAGGCACTACCTTTATGTCCTTGTAGGAAGAAAAAGGCTCCAGACTTGTCCTTATTCCATAATCACTTTTCTTCAACTCTATAAATTTATACATACTCTGCATCGATCCCGAATTGCTGGCTTTCACCTCAATCGGATATATCTTTCCTCTCCGGCTAATTACATAATCAACTTCGGCCTGTGTGCCACGCTCCGTACGCTGCCAATAATAAAGTTCCGGTTTTGTCAGATAACTATCATACTTCATCAATTCCAATCCGGCAAACATCTCTGACAACCCTCCTCTATTAATAAAATCTACTTCATCAGCAATGAGGATATCTTTGGGTTGTATTTTCAGCATTGATTGCATCAAGCCAATGTCGAGAAATAAGAACTTTCTGAATTTCTCATTAATTTCCGCCCCCAAAGGAATGCCATTTGCAGCGGTATGAACCACTGGAGTCACTAGCCCGGCCAATGAAAGCAACGACAAAGCCTCTTTCACCATCGCCCCACCGATGTCATTGCCAACTTGTGCGTATACAAACTTTTCCCCCGCTTGCAATGCAACTGACTTCAATGTTTGAGCAAGCAGCAGAGGAGAAATACGGGTTTTATACTTTTTAAAATCATCCTGATAGGTATCCAATATATCATTATGCACAATTGCACATTCTTTATAGTTACCAGTCTGCACCCATATCCTTACAGCTTCAGGCATTCCGCCAACCAGATAATAAGACCTGAGTTGAGAGATCATATCTTCATGCAACGGCCCCGGAAGAGGGTGTTCACAATCAGCGTCATTTCTTTTAAAGTTGACTTGTAATGACAATCCTTGTGCTTCGAGGAATTCATCGAATGAAAAAGGATACATATACATTGAACGAATTCTGCCTACACCAAATGAAGGTAATTCTTTCAGTGTGAACTCAAGAAGAGAACCGGCAGCTATAACATGCAGTTCCGGATAATCCTCATAAAAATAGCGCAAGGATGATATGGCCCGTTGAGATTCTTGTATCTCATCAAAGAACAAAAGAGTTTCGCCGGGCACAATCGGAGTGTTGTAGATTACGCTTAACTGGCTGCATATACTTTTCACATTAAGGTTGTCTCCAAATAGCGTCTTTATATCCTTTTGGCGTTCAAGGTTTATTTCAATATAATACTTGAAACTTTCCCCTAAATGCCGGATAGCTGAAGACTTTCCAACTTGCCTTGCCCCCCTCACCAACAAAGGCTTTCGGTTGGCACTATTTTTCCATTCTTCAAGGTACTTATCTATATGTCTTTTAAAATATTGCCTCATAAGTTCATATTTTATTGATTTACAATGCAAATATATGACTTATTTTAGAATAATCATATCGAAACAAAACATTATTCAAAGAAAAGTCATATCGAATTTATAGATATATTAAATAAAAGTCAGACCGAAAATCTGCAATAAATACAGAAAAGTCAGGTCGAATTCACTAAGAAAATTCAGAAAATACATATCGAAAAACAACAGTAATTACAGAAAAATCAGACCGAAACCACATGTACATCTTTTCTCCCTTGAAAAATCTATTCTTTCATATATATAAAATATAGCACTAATGGAAGAAAAAACACAAACAAATGGGAAGTCCAGCCAACGGATGATACGCGAAGCTATTCGCAAGATAGCCTTGGGAAGAAGCATAGAACGCATCGATATGGCACCTTCCGGAACCAATGGCGTAGGTACGGCAAGAATGGTACATGGGTATGTTGCTAAAGTACACAATAATCCGAATGATGAAGAATATGGAGAATACGCTGGCACTATAGATGTTCGGGAATTCCCGGATGAAACGGCAAGCTCAGAACCAATCATCCATAAAGGAGTATTACTTTCAGGGCTACAGGACAATTCTGGAGGATTCCTTGTCATTCCCCTTCTATATTCAGATGTTACGATTGTGATGGACGCAGCAACTCATTACACGTATGTTCTGAATTACTCCCATGCGCAAGTCATTCAGTTAACCGCCCATGAAGAGACTTCTATCGGAGTTAGAGAAACAGAAGAATTAGACCCGGATGATAACAACTCACCTGATTATAACGAGCTACCAGCTACCGGCAATGAAACAGTAACCAAATACACAGCAACCGAAATACAAACTATGGCAAAAAACAAAAACGGCAAAAAGGCAGAAGTAAATATAACACCGGAAAGTATTTTGCAGAAACTGGATAAGTCGGAAGTAAGTCAGACCGGAAACAGACTGGAACAGAAAGTGGGAAGCACCAGTGTCACTATCCAGGATAAGAAGGTGACTATTGGCGAAGAAAGTGCTAACGAGCCCCTTGTATTAGGTAATCAACTGGCACAGTTAATGCTGGAGTTCCTGACAGAATGTTCTAAAATTACGACGCCTACCTTGATGGGTACAATGCCCGCATTGAACATACCTAATTTCACATCCTTAACTTCCAAGATTCAGAACTTTCTTTCTAAAACAGCTTATACAAAATGAGTATTGAATTACACCCTGATATCGGCAAGTTAGATCCGGCTAGCTTATGCTATTCTATTTATTCACAGCTTTATAGTAATTTCTTCAATGCACAGGACAGGAAAGATGACACCCATCCCTGGGGTGTTGTAGAAGGTGATGATACCAGTGCAAGGCTTAAAAACACAGCATTTAGCTTTGCCGCCGCCATCTCAGGAAGTGTAGCAGGTGAAGGAGGTAGTGATAATGGAGGCATACTCTTAGGATATCTAAAAAAAAGCGGTGGGGACATGGCTGGAGTTTTACGGGCAAACTATGGATTTGAGGCCGGTATTGGTAATAACCGTATCTTCTCTCTATATAAAGATGGAAATAGTTCGGGTGTACAGATCAACGGAGATATTAGGATAGGTGGAAATAATTTCTATTTGGGAGATGAAAAAGTCCTTGCTTATGATCACTTGACTGCCACAACATATATTCATGGTACGTATTTAGATACAGGAAATGCCTCCATACATTCAAATGGAGAAATCATATTTGGGAGTAAACAATCAGGAGTATATATATCACCATCCACTGTTTTAGTTGGTAGTTACCCTGTTTACCATAGCGGTAATGCCAATCAGGCGGCTATAGACTGGAAGATGAAGAACGGAATGATATCCGGAAATTTACAAGTTACAGGCTCTACTACCCTCAACGGAATGCTACATTCACTTCACGGAGCAGAATTAGGTGTAGATGGACGTACCATTTTGTATATTAATAAGGCAGGAACGACATTGTCAGGGTATTTATCCTTTGCTGTGGGATACGGTATCAAAATCGACAATATACCAGTATTGATTCGTGCCAATGAAAATGATATCCAGTTGGGCGCTGTAGGCGGAGATTTACTACTTGCAAACGAGCATACTAATAAAATCCGCTTACTTGCCGGACTATCAGATATAGACGGAGACAACATTCTGGTAAGTAAATACGGAGCCGGTTATTTTCCGGATGCTCTTACAGTACGTCACCATTATGGCAATGAATTACTTTCCTCCTATCGGGTGGATGATGCAGACGAGGGGATAGTAATTCATCATAAATTACGTTTCGGCGCTTATAATGGAGTCATTTTACAAGGCAACAAAGAAAGGTTGGATTTTATCTCTCAGGTAGAATATACATCTCCTGAGATAAACGAAACAACAGAATGCCGTACCGGTTTCGAGCATGGCATTTCTACAAGCCTTTATCGCCCCCTAAATAGCCCCTCATACAGTCTATTCATTAAATCGGATGCCGATTTTATAAATACCAATATCCCTTTAGAAGTAAAAGGACATGTTGGAATAGACAGTTCGCTCACTCGACTGACAGACAATTGTCTATACTTTAACAGTGAGAATTACCTATTATCCGCAACAGGAGGCATTAAGCATTATGGCAATGCATACTTCAAAAACAGTTTGAGTTCAGAGCATTTTTCCTCTGGCTTTGCGGGCTCGGGATGGGCTATTTTACGTAATGAAACTACAGGGAACGTAGCTGCAACCTTTGATGAAGTAACAGTACGTAAGAAAATGAGAATCTATGAAATGGAAGTTCAGAAAATGTACACAACTAACGGTTCTTTATGGGTAAGTGATTCTTGCAGCGGCGATAAAGTAGAAAAACTATAAACCAAACAACAACTTTTCATGTCACTATACAAATATGCCAGATACAAAGTCCTTCTTGACCCTGAATCTCACAAGACTCAGGGTTTACAGGTAGGTGATGTAGTACGTAGACAATACCTTGATGGGAAAAATCTGATTTACTCCCTGATGATTGTATTGCAAACCGGAATCGATACAATTTTAGATAAAACCGGAAAGGAGTTAGAGTCTTCTTATTTCATAGGGGCACTTATTGAAGGCGATGAACCTGTAAATGGTGAACTACTGGATTTTGTACGTACTACCAACCTGTTCAATGCAGATCGGAGTGGTGCATTGTACCTAACTGCTTCTGACTCTGAGGCCCCTTTTATGGATATCATAGATGGAATGGCTTTTGAAAACTCTCTATGCTATCCTTTTATGGGAGAAGGCCGGACTAACGAAGCTGATAGCAGAAGATATTCATGTGTAGGAGCTGACTTCGTAACATCCACCTATTTTGATTCACAATTGGATGCTTATAGGGTCTTCAGGATAACAAGAAATAGAAATATACCTGCCATTGGGGAAGTTATCGGGTTTAAACAGACATTGGAAAAGGGAGTTCATCATCCCCAGCGCGTCGTTATATCTTATAAAATCAGAGCATCCTGTCCCATAGAAAATGTACAAGTTAGTTTTGGATATACAGATGGCACGCAGCCCGAAGGAACTGATACAATAAATATAGATACTGAATGGAGTTATAAGCTGATGTTAGTTACAGTGGACTATCCGGAAGAATATTCCCGAAGCCTGTTAATTGACATGACATCTTTTCTGCAAGAAAAAGACTGGTGTGAAATATCAGACCTGAATATCGTTCTACTCTCGGATATTACCAATTTTTCAAATGGGACAAAGGCACGCATTGGCAAAATAAGAGGTATTGTTGATCCTCTCTTTGGGGTATTGGATGGTTACGGCGCCTACTTTCAGAGCTTATATGCTACCCAAAATGTTAACGTAGCGGGAACATTGACCGCCGGAGACAGAACAGGGTTTGCAAGTACTTTTTATGTGGGCCGCATTCACAAAAATAGCCTTATAAATAGTCTATACGGCAACTTTGTTCAGACGGTTTTGGTATCTGACTCAGAAAAAGCGCCTGCAGGTATAGGACACGTTTTTCAGCTCCCCTTTTCCACAACAGAGTATATTTGCCAGGATTATGAGTGGAAAAAAAGACATATAGGAGAGAAATATTGCTTCTCATTCTGGGCAAAATCCGGAAAAGCCGGTAGTTTATCATTTATCTTGGATGAAAAGCTTTATCAGGAGATTCACATTGAAAAAGAAAATGAATGGAAACGATACCACATTTCTTTTGTCGTCAATTGTAATGAAGAAAATGAACTTAGAATAGGTTTCAAACATGATATGGGGAATATCTGTTTTTGTTCCCCTCAACTGGAAGCGGGTGAAAAGCCTTCTTTATATCAGGCAACAGATGGCATTCTGAATGATACAGACGAATATGGCGCCTGGTTTTGCAGAGGTGGTGTTGGTGGTACAATACAAAATCCTTTACTTCGTCTAAATTCCGATGGTTCTATCGAAGCTGGCAATAAGTCTTTTGTAATCAATCCGGATGGTACTGGGTACTTTGCAGGAGGCCGATTCAAATGGACAGAAGACACGATTACTTTGCAGGACGTGACTATCCGTTGGGAAGACTTCGATGAGAAAACACATAATAAACTCCTCCCTAAATCAGTAAGTATAGAGGGGGCAAATGTTTTTCACTATGCAGACACCTTAACAAAGGAGGTTGTACAACCGGAAAAGATTGAACTGGTTGCAACAGAACATAATTTCAATAGTATTGCCAACAAATGGCAATATCTTTCCACTGATAATGTATGGAAAGATATTTGTACAGGCAGTATATATATTGTCACTCCAACATTTCATGGCTGGGAAGGTCAGGACATACTTATACTGCGTTATAAGGCTTTTTGGGAAGAAACGGAATTTGTATCAACCTACACCATAACAAAGCAATATGACGGACAAGATGCTTATTCTGTATATGTCACTTCCAGCCAGGGGGCGACTTTCAGAAATGGTATTATATCTACCATACTAAGTGCACTCGTTTTTAAAGGAGGCATTGATGTAACGGATAGAATACCGGATTCTAATTTTAAATGGAATAGAATTAGTAACAACCTTCAAAGTGATGAATTATGGAACTCCACAGAACACATAGGTAAAAAACTGGAGATATCGGCAGAAGATGTATACCGGAAGGCTGTTTTTGATTGTGAAATAACACTCTCTGATTCATAAACCTTTCGTATATAAGTCAGCCCATAGCATCCCTGACATATTGCATAGGAGAAACGCCATAGAAATCCTTGAATCTTTTAGAAAAATACTTGCCATCACAATACCCCAGCAAAGTGGCAATCTCTGAGACACTATACCGCCTGGATGCCAACATGGTTTTCGCAATTCCCATTTTATAGGATAGAATATAATTTGTGGGAGACTGCCCGGCTATGAGTTTTACTCTATTATAAAATGCAGTCCGGCTCATTCCTATGTCAGCACAAAGCATCTCGACAGTATATTTTTCTGTAGAAAGATTTTTCTCCAGACATTTCTGTAATTTATCTACTAATATAGCGTCACTATCACCCTGTGTCACCTTTTCCGAGTGATCTCCGGGAAGCGTGCTGGCAGCAAATTCTTTTAAACGTTCTTTTTGAACAATACGATGGTTTATGAGAGCTGCAATATCCGCTTTGAGTTTACAAACATTTACCATTCGCAGTTCAATTCTATCGGCACCACAACTTGTATGCGTTAAATAGTCAGCATTAGAGCTTATCAAAAGAATTACCGGAATATTACACATACAGGCATCCTCCTTTATTTCAGCACAAAGTTCACTTCCATACACACCATTAACTGTCTCATCGATGATTATAGCATCCGGATTACGCTGCCCCATAAAAGGACAAATCCGTTCCGGATCGTCATAGACCGACACTTGAAAGTTTTTGGAAAGCGTATCATCCAAGTAACCACTAAGATCCTTGTCTGCCATAACTAACATTACATGAGGAGCCTTATCGGATTTAGACACACAATTTACATGCAAATGACTATTACAGGAAAAAGTTGAACTATAGCCTTTCCGTATTGATTCCTGAACTACAGGACAATGCTCTGTTCTACAAAAATACTCCATCGGTACACAGATTTGTATAAAAGCCGCCCCTCTGCTTATGCCACCTGTCATTTCTCCCCCATGCAACCGGATCATCTTTCTTACAACACAGAAAGTCCTGCAACAAAATATCGGTACCCTTGTCAGGATAGACAGCTTTAATCGAGACATTTTTTTCCCCATTTCCGGATTATTAGTTATCAGAAGATTCCAACTATCCCCCTCATGTGACACTTTAACGCTTACACAGCCTTTCCGGGAAGTAGAATCAATTACTCTAAACAAAAGACATTGCAAAGCGGCTGTCATCATAACTTCATTTACACGACAGCTAATATAACCAGGTTCCCTGTTGATATCCAACTGAATCTGACGGGTATCAGCATACATTTGGCAATTTTTGAGTATCGAACTAATAAAAGTATAAAGCTCAAGCTCATTTTTCCGTAATTTAGTCCGGGTTTTATTTACAAGCATATTCAGCGCAACAATATTCTGGAAACAGTCAAGAACATGTTTATTATACCTGAGTATATGTTTCATCTTTCCCGATATATCTGAAGGTAAATCGGTAGATTCAATATCATATAAAAGGTTTTGCATCAATGCCAACGGTGTCTGAGTCTTATGCACCATATTCAGAGCAATCCTTAACTTCTCATGACAAAGTAATTCTTTGCTACGCTTTAACCTATAGTACGACATAAGAAAAATGATTAATCCCATGACAAGACTCTCAAAAGGATATGACCAGGGAACAAACCATGAAAGAGATGAGGTCATAGGATATGTTATATACTGATAGTCCGGATGTTCATTTCCATTTAGTCGCAGGGAGAGATGAGAAATAGTTGAATATGAATGCAATTGATTTAACCGTGTGCCAATCAGCGCAAAAACAAATATCAAAATAAATTTCATACAAAATCAAATAAGTTAGTTAAATAGCTTTTGTGTGACGTGCATATTAATACCAATAATATACCTTAATTCAAACATTCAGTATATGAGTATAGTTCGTTCTTGAAGGGCAAATGGAACGTTTTTTATCAAAAACACGTTTGTTTTCATCATAGTCCGATTTATTGATACATTTATTAACAAGGTAGATTCATTAAGCGTAATATAACACCAATTATATATCATTTTGCAAAGTATAATTACAATCATTATAGATAACCCCTCTCCTCTTTTAAACTATGTACCAGTTAATAGCACTAATCTCTGTATATATCTTAAACCTTAAATCACTGACAATGGCATTAAAAGTAGCAAGAGGACAAATCACTATTATCGATCAGAACGATGCAGTATCTATTCAGGCTTTCCTTGGTTCCAGTCAACCTTTGACGCAAGTATATAATAAAGATACCAATGTATATGCTCCTAACTGGGCAGCAAGTTCACATCTAATTCTTACTCCTTCACTTTTTATAAGTGGAAAAGGGGCAACAGACCAGATAAGCTCTGTTGGTAATGCTGCAAATTTAACCCCGGGAGTAAAGAGTGGGACAACCAAATGGTATAAAAATGGTGTATTAATCACAAGTGGTCAAGACAGTTGTACGATTGGCGCTGCGTCAGCTAAATATGCACTAACCGTTAGCGCTAATCACATGTCCGTCAATGCTCCACAGGTGAGATATACGTTTGAGTCCATATACATCGATGCTAACGGTTTGGAAATCCCATTCAGAGCTGAAATTCAATTTACACAGCATTTGAATGCAGGAGCAACCATTTGTGCAGTTGCATATGCACCTCAAGGTGTCGTTTTCAAAAACGATGCAGTTTCAACACTTTCTGCCCATTGTGACATGTGGAGAGGGGCTACTATTGATAATACCAATGTAAGCTATGCATGGGGAATTAAGGATGGAGGAGTATTTTCTCCAACGACCTTAACTGCCGCAGCAGCTTCAGGAGCAACTACTGTAACAGTAAACTCTATTGCGAATATGGAGGCAGGTGGTAAAGTTACAATAGGTTCCTCACAATACACAATATCTTCTATTAATACAAGCACCAAAGTTGTAACACTCACTACGACTCTTACTGCAGCAGCCACTTCTGGCACAGCAGTATCATGTCCTTATTATAGTTCAGTATTGGGTGTTGGTTGGTCATGTCTTACACAGAGCAATCAACGTGGAGTAACGTCCGGCTGGACAACAAATGAAATTACTATAACGCCAGATGCCGTACTCAATTTTGAAACTTTCAAATGTTCTATTAAAGATACGGATACAAGCACTGGCAATGCTTCCGCAAATAAAGTTGTTTGTGATATAATATCTTTTGCAGACATGTCGGACCCCATTAGCGTCGATATAGTCAGCCAGAAAGGATTTACTATAAAAAACAATGCTAACGATGTTGACGCCAAAGCAATCCTTTATCGTAATGGCGAGGAGTTAGATGCAGCAGGAACAGCATATACATATATCTGGAAGCTATGGAATACAGCTGGAACTTCAGTCGTCAAAACTTACACAGGCAAATCAATCACAGTAAGTAAAGCGGATGTGACAGGTAAAGGTGTTTTGATGTGTGAAGTATCAAAATAGAATTGACAGAAAGATTTAAAACATAGAAAAGGCAGTAAAAGCTGCCTTTCTTTATTCAGAACAAGTTACTGAGGCAAAGAAATTATATGGCAAAAAAATTATTGGCACGTGGACAAGCTACCATAAACACCCTTCAGGATTCATATACATTGACCTTATCAATCAACAATTATGTATTTACATCAGAAGCAAACGGCACTATCCGGAATGCAGTAACTATTACTTCTTTTGTAAAAGCTACGCTGGATAATAAGGAATTTACTGATTTTACAATTGGCGTTATCACAAAACCTGCGGGTTTTTCTTCAATAACAGTAAACAATACTTATAAGAGTATAACATTCTCCATATTAGCTAATACAACAAATCTAGCTGATAATGGAGTTATTATGATTCCAGTCATAATAAAAGGAATAACATATAGTTTATCGTTTGTATGGGCAAAATCCAGAAGTGGGCAATCTGGAGTAAATGGTAATGATGGATATACAATTAAGTCATCCAGACAAAGTTGTGTCATATCAACAGATAAAGATGGAAAGATACATACAGAAGTAAAAACATCTACCATTATTTCTGCGCTTATAGGGAAAACTGTAGTCACTCCAGTAATCGGTACTCTACCAACAATAGCCGGATGTGTTTTAAGTAAATCCGGATCTACTATCACCATTACCTTCAACATTGGAACCTCTTTAGCTGAAAGTGGAACTATAGATATCCCCATAACAATAAATGGACTGGCTTTTGGTGTATCATTTTCTTACGCGAAAGCGCGTAGTGGAGCTAATGGCAATACTGGAGCAGCAGGTGTTGACGCCAATATGCTAGATTGGGTTAAGGAATGGAATACCAATAAGACACTCATAAACACTAGTACTGTCATAACTCCCAAGCTATTTGCCGGTACCAAAAATTCCAATGGTACTCTTACGGGGATTGCCATAGGACATTTTGCATTAAGCACATTAAATGCATCAGGTTCTATTATTACGGAAACGGTTAATGGTATTTGTGGTTTCAAAGATGGATATAAGACTTTTTTTGTTGATAGTACAGGTAATGTTCAACTAGGGCGTAATAATCAATTTATCAAGTATAATTCTGTTACAGGAAAAATTGAATTTGGTTCTGACGTTACCATGAACTGGGTGAATGCCATTAATACAACCAAGACAGAAGTGATAAATTCCGCCGCATCCACTGCACAGACGAAAGCGGATGCAGCAAAGAACGCTGCGATTGCCGCTGCTGCTACTGACGCAGCCAACAAGGTAAACGCAATCAAAATCGGTGGTCGCAATTACATCCGTAATAGTGCTTTCACGTCAAACCTGACAGGAGTTTCCGCTGATGGAACTACCGTATCCATAGATACTGCTACTTTATACAATAATTACCGAACGCTAAAGGTATTACAAAACACGGCGTGTACGGATTCCAACGCGGCCACGCAAAGGACTTATTTTAATGTAATCAATGGCAAGATATGTACACCTGCCAGCTTTTCGATGTATGTGAAAGGCTCGGTTGCATCAGTTATGAAAATACGCATCGGTGGTTCCGGAATCAGAACTGTGAATATCACTACTTCATGGCAACGTGTTGTTCTTGAAAATATCACCCCTACCTCTGCAGTGGTCCTTTTCGGATTCCAAACTGTGGGGACATACTGGTGTGCTCTTCCTATGTTAGTGGAAGGCAGTAAAACGGCAGACTGGATTCCCGCTCCCGAAGATGTGGACAGCAGTGTTGCTGCCGCCAAAAAAGCCGGCACAGATGCCAAGCTGGTTGCCGATGCCATCACGAGTAAGGCGAATACGGAAGGCTGGGCAACAAAGCTCACCTATATAGGCTCCACAGGCATCTTTACGGGAACGCTTTCTGCCAATACAGTGAACGCCGTCCGTATCAATGCTTCCCAGATCACAATCGGAACCATCGATGCGGCGCGTATCAACGTAGCGGCATTGAAAACATCGCTGATAACGGCAGGTAACATCGAGGCATTGACGCTGAATGTAACTAAAGGAAAAATTGGTGGCTGGTCTCTGGATGCCGACTCAATTTTCAGGGGAACGAAAAATAACTCCTCCGGAGCATATACAGGAACTGCAGGCTCGGTCTGTATTGGTTCTAATGGTATCAGAGGATTCAAATGGAGGCTAGATGCAACTGGGGCGGGTGCCGTTGCAGGTGGGAACATCAGTTGGGATGCGGCGGGGAATGTTACTTTCGGTTCTTCTGTTGTTTTGAACTGGACCAATGCCGCCACTGCCGCCGCAGGTAATGCGTTGGATGCTGCAAAGTCGTATGCGAACACCAAGAAAACCGAAGCCATCAATTCTGCCGCCACAGATGCTACGAACAAGGTAAATGCCCTGCAAATCGGTGGTAGGAATTTCTATAAAAAGAGTACTTCCATCACAAGCTTGATAAACTCCCCGACAGTGCAGAAAGAAGAAAGCGCCGACTCCCGGAATGGATTCAAACTGACTGGAAAAAAAGACCTGACCTGTGCAATCAGGATTAACAATATAATCACCCGCAATGGCTCCTATGTAGTCAGTTTTTTGGGAAAGAGCAACGGTACAAGTACTCCCAACTTTAATGTGTGTGACATCGCTTGCTCAGGTAATGCACAATTTACAACCTCTTGGAAGAAATTTGAACTGAAGGTCAATGTAAGTAATTACACGGATGCTGTCTATCATTTCCTCGATATTGAAAACCTGGGATGGCTCTATTATTGGCTAAAGGATTTTAAAATAGAGGAAGGCACCAAAGCAACGGGATGGAGCCCGGCACCGGAAGATACAGACAGTAGCATCAAGACTGTATCGGACAAAGCCGACGGGACAATTACAGCCTTGGGAGGAACTTCCTTTCCCAAGCTGACCCATATCTCCGGTACAGGAATCTACACGGGCACGCTGACTGCCTCACAGGTGAATGCGGTTGCGATCAATGCCGGGAGCATTACCACAGGCACACTCAGTGCGGACAGGATAGGCTCCAAAGCGATTACTGCCGCCAAGATTGCCGCCGGCACGATCACCGCGGCTGAAATAAACGTGGCAAGCATACAGGCATCTGTCGTTACGGCAAACGCCGTCAATGGCCTGACATGCACATTCAACAAGGGAACGATAGCCGGTTGGAATATCAATGCGAACCAGATTTTCAAGAACAACGTTTATCTGGGCTCTGATGGCTCTATATATAATGGTACAAAATGGAAACTCGGCAATGACGGGTCAGGGCAAATCGCCAATGGGAATATCAGCTGGAACGCTGCGGGGGCAGTGACTTTCGGAACATCCGTTTCCCTGCAATGGAAGAACGATATTGAAAGTGCCAAAACTACGAACTACGGTTACCGATATTACAAGAAAATCGTAGTGAACGGTGAATCGGGTAAATATTATCCCATCGTCTTCAAAGGTGGTGACCAGACGATAAAAAGGGATATCCTTATTCGCCGAGGCTACAGTGAACAGGCGCCAACTGACTGGGATAACAAAAGTACCACACACAAAGGTGGCCTGAGCCTGTTATTGAAAGTGAACTTCGGAGGTTGGGGCGGTGCATCTTATTCATGGGACATATATGAACTGTCGGAGGTCTATTCACGTATGTTTGCCGGTGCCGCTTATTGCGGCAATTACTGTATGTTCGCCGTTTACCTGCGTGGCGGGGGCGATGGAGGAGCCGTTTACCACCTGTATTCCGACCAGCCGATTGAGAGTGCGACGTACAGCCCTTCACCCATTCCCCCCGCACCCCAGATCGCTTATAACTCGGACCGTATTTTCCAAAGCGGAACAAGTACCGCGAACGCTCCTGCACCCCGTACCTTAACGGCTGCTGTGGAAGAAGAAATCCGTTACCACCGTTTTATTGGACTGGCACAAGGAAACGATACTACCCTGAAAGCACACCCCCTCACTTACATCGGTTCAACGGGCATCTATACGGGGACACTAACAGCAAACCAAGTGAATGCGGTTGCTATCAATGCAAGTAGCATTACCACAGGTACGCTCAGTGCTGACAGGATAGCTGCGGGAAGCATCTCGTCTACGAAACTGGATGCTACGAGTATTAAAGCCAATATCATAAATGTCGGATATATCAACGGATTAACATGCGCCTTTACAAAAGGATCAATCGGTGGCTGGACAATAACCAGCAATTCCATCTCAGGAGGACAAATTGTTCTTGACAAGGCAAACAAACGGGTAGTCGTATATGGTGCTTCATCAGGTCCGACAAGCGGACAAAGGGTACAGATTTACCATAACAGTAATACAGATTTCGGACTCTACACAACAGATTCGAAAGGAACAGTCGTTGTTCAATTAGGTTCAAACAACAAAATTGCCGGATGGACGATTAACCCCACACAGATATACAAAAATAATGTATATTTAGGAAGTGACGGTTCTATCACCAATGGTACGAAATGGAAACTTGGTAACGACGGGTCGGGACAAATCGCCAATGGAAACATTAGTTGGAACGCAGCGGGAACTGTAACCTTTGGCTCATCCGTATCCCTGAACTGGACAAATGCAGCTACAAATGCTTTAAACTCCGCAAAAAACTATGCGGATACCAAAAAGACGGAAGCTGTCAGTGTAGCAGCTACGGATGCGACGGCAAAAGCCAATGCTGCCAAAGAGCTTGCTCTGGCAACTGCTTTTGGGAAAATGATATATCGCGACCCTGAATTCCGGAATGGTAATAACGGCATCAATGTATATAATAATAGTGGAAACGGTACGGTAACAATTACTCGGACAGGGTTATCCAGTGCTCCTAACGACAGCAAAATGGTACTGGAGATTAAGACCACAGGTACTGCTTCACCCGATAATGGTGGCTTCTTTTTTGGTACGACATGCTCCAACCGGAAAGTTTTTATTTCCAAAATTATAGCCAAAATACCGGTTGGAAGGAATATTCAATGGGCAAGTAACTCTATCGGTACTTCAGGCAGCAGCAAATGGCTAACACCCAACGCAGGAACAGGTGATTGGGCAGAGTATGTGTACAAAGTGACGTGCGGCACTTCAAATTTTTCTTCCACGAACTTCTTTTATCTTGACGGTGTACAGGGAACTTCGGCTGCCCCCATCATTTGGCAGGTAGCTTATGCAACCGTGTTTGACACGACTTCCAGCGAGAGGTACACCACCACCATTGATGCCAACGGAATATATACCGGAACGGTGCGTGCAGGTCAGATGCTTATCGACAGCGCCTTAGTGGTAGGTGGCAGCAGTTATAACGGAAGCATTTCGCTACGTGACTCGGGAAATAATATAATGGCGACACTTGACCGTTCGGGGATAACTGCAGTAGCGGGAAAGATAGGGGGATGGAATATCAACTCCGGTTCTATCTACGCCTGCGCTCCTGCCGGAGGGCACCGGGTATTCATTACTTCCAGCGGATATTTATATAATGACGACGGTACACAGGATTTTTGGGGACTACGTGCGGATGGTTCTGCAACTTTCGGCTATGGCAAGATTCTTTTCGACAATGACGGTTCCGGATATGTAGCAAATAAGAACATCAAATGGGACTCAAAAGGTAATGTGGAAGTTAAGGGTAACATCACCGCCAATTCAGGATTAATAGCAGGCTTTACAATTAGTGGCAACAAACTAATAAATACGGCAGCTGATTCTTCAATTATGTTTTCATCGCTGATGGGCAATGCTTCCATGACGATAAACTCCAGCAGTGCACTTCTCTCCTTGCGTGCAGATTCAGCCCGTACAGGCATCTATTTGCAAACGTATGCGGCAGGAGCCAGAGGCATATATATTGTAGCCAATGCAGGCTCAAAATTTGCAATCGAAAGTTATGGTCCTGTATTATTAGGACAACGTATTAGTGAAAAATGGAATGTCCCGGGCGTACTATATATAGGATGCAAATTCAATGCCGGAGATAATACAAGCTTCGGCAAAATTTGGGGAGAAGGGGTCTCCGTAACATCCTGTTATTTTTTGGGGAATGGAAAATATAGGTTCTATCATAACCTGAATCATACCAACTATACAGTTATAGCACAAGGATGCCAAAATGAAAGATATTATGGCTTTTTCAGATTATTGGAAAGAAACACGAACAATTTTGTGATCCAAAATGTGGGGAGTAAAGGAGGGGGAGATGGCTCACCTTTTGACTTTACAATTATGGGCAGGAATGTATGGTAAGTCTGTATTAAACATTTTATATAGTTGTCTGGCTATTCCTTACAAAACCTATTTATCATGAATATAACTAACACGATTCTAACAAAAACAGCCATTGAAATGACCTCCAATGGTAACTATACTATTGAGTATACAATCATAAACGGAAAGCTCGACCGAGTTCAAATGACAATCCTAAAACTAGAAGCAGAAGAGAACGGTGAATATCCATTTATTGGTAACATTTGGTTGGAACAGGACAGCCTAAACTGTAACGTTCCATTGGCATCTAAAGTAAAAGTGGCCCCATATTTTGGTGACTTTGATATTTTCGTTACTAAGATTAAAGAATATATCGCTACGGAAGCAGAAAAATAAAACTTATCGAAAACGAATATTCTATTCTTGAAAAACAAAATTAAGATTTATGGAATTAGTCATCAAAGACAGGCTGTATATCCCGGCCCTTTTACCAAAGGAAGGTAACTTCCGCCAGTTCAATACGAAGAAAGAGATTCTCCGCAAAATTGAAATTACCAGCGAAGAACGAGAATGTGTAGGGCTCAAGGAAAACCAAGAGACGAAACGTATCGAATGGGATACTGAGAAAGAAGTACCCCTTTTGATTGAATTCACTTCTGAAGAGATGAATTACCTTAAACAATCTTTCGAAAAAATCTCTGATGAACAGTTACCGGATGATATGTGGACTGTTGTTGAAAAGATTTACAATGCTATACAGGATGGCAAAACTGAATAATACTTTTCTTGAACTCACTCATATTTCTTAACTCTCCCCATGGGGTGCTCCCGATGCATTGGGGCACCCCTCAATTTTAAACAGCTATGGCACGACAAGACATAAACATGGATGCGACCAGTGGAGAAGTGAACCTGACGGATAACCTGACTTCCAAAACCATATACCCTTTCATGCCTTTGGGAGAACTATTTGGGATGGATAATGACCACTATTGTTATGGTGAAATCATGGTTCCCGTTGATTTTGAATCCATGAATGTAGATGGTTATGAAGTTCGTCTATTCATTCCCTATACTCCTGAATACAAGTTCTTAAAAGTTAGGTTTGTTTTGGACACCGGGAATGACAACAGACAATACGTTGTGAATAGAAGCACTAACAGTTACTGGTTCATTGTCAGACAAGAAGAAGGAGACATACGGCTTTCAGAATACGGCAAGCTCAACGGTAATGGCATCTTTACCCTGGTGTTACGTCAAGGGAAACTTTATCTATACAGTGGTGCAGAGTCGGATTTCATTATTAAACCGTCATTGATCCAGAACAAGACATTTCTGCTTAAGTCGTTGACCGGTAGCTTGTATCAATACCCCACAACCGGTGTAGGACTAATAAATTACTTACATGGAAATTTTGAAACATCAGGTCTGTCAGCCAAGCTATTGCAAGAATTTGAAGCAGATGGGATGATAATTAATAACGCATACATGAACTCCCAAACTGGGGAACTGGTATTGGATGTAACAGAAAAAGAAAATGGGTAACTATACAATTACTACCGGACAAAATCTATATGATATAGCAATGCATATTCATGGCTCTATCGAAGGAATAGTAGATCTGATGATTAATAATTCGGAATTATCACTGGATGACAAGTTACAGGCAGGTGCTCAACTGATATATACAGATGAGTATGTTATCAATGGGGATATAGTAGCTTACAATACGTCACATATGACTATTCCGGCATCCGGCGAGCAACACGTTTATTACAAAAGCTCTGATTATCCTCAGATACTGGAGTTGATTTTGGATAATAAGAAAACATCTGCAGGCATTGTTTTCTCCGGTACAGGAAAAATAGAAATAGACTGGGGAGACAATACATCCATAGAGGTTTTGATTCTGGAAAATGTACAAAAGGGGATTTTCCACTCTTTCGATAGTAATATCTCTGATAAACGTAGGATACGGATATATAGTGAGGATGTACACTTCCGGAAACTGGATATCAGTGCGATGCAAGCTTTATCAGTCTATTGCAACCGCCCGGTTAGTGTAGAAAAATTCATTCTTACACAAGCTGCTATGAATATAAGCTGGCTTTCTCTTATAGAGAACACTTATGAAATGGATATAACCGGACTGACAACCTCTGATTTATTACCTCTTCTCCGACATAAAAGCCTGATGAATTTGGATTTACGCAAAATCTCAATCAAGCAACAAAAGCTGGATGAATACCTGATTGCACTGGTAAGACATTATGAAGGACGAAGGAATTGTAATATTATCCTCACCATGCAACCATCCGGGAGCTATGAAGAGCCCGGGAAAGATGAGAATGGCAGGTATATCATAACCTCCGGTATGGAGGCTGTCTGGATAATTACTCACGAAGAGGCATGGAATTCGGCAGGATTTTGGAAATTTCAGATTAAAGACCAGATTTACACAACAGAACCATGAGCAGAACGATAAAAGACATTTATACGGAGGCTATTGCAGAAAGAAACAAACGCATGGAACTGACCGAATTCAACAGTGACTCAAAATTGTCGATCATGAACGGTCTGACCTGGGTAGTAGCTGCTATAATTCATAGTTTTGAGACATTACTCGATGTCTTCGCCGTGGACATTTCTAACACAATAAATAACAGGATAAACGGCACTCCGGTTTATTATACAAATGCATTGTTGCAATACCAAAAGGGGGATACATTATCCGTACGCGAAGACGGATTAGCATTTGGATATAGCAATATAGATGAAACAAAACGGATGATCACACAGGTTTCTTACACTGAAAGCGTGGATGACCATAATCTGGACAGCAAACTGATTCTTAAAATCGCAACAGGTGAAAAAGGTAACCTGACAGCGATATCCAAAGAAGAACTTGTTCCTATCAATTCATATATAAACAAGATTAAGTTTGCAGGTACCCGGGTTGAAGTTGTCAGTTATGAAGGCGATGTACTTGTACCTATTGTCACCGTGTTTTATGATGGCGCGATTCCCGAAGCGGAAATATATACCAAGATAGAAGACAAACTCAAGCTGTATATTATGAATACACCGTTCGATTCATCTGTATATGTTTCACGTATAATCGAAGCGATCCGCAGTACAGAACATGTGACGGATGTGTATATTGATGAAAAGGCTATTCCGGAACAGGGAATTTTTATTGCGACCTATGATAGCGACGGACATATAGGTGAACTGAAGAAGATTTACCGGATGGTAAAGACCTCTTCCGGATTTTTGAAGGAGTCTAGCGGGAATGGGGAAGAAAGTGCTTTACCAGCCTTTAGACAAGCAATCAAACTACTTGTAGAATGAAGCGTTATAAATTACCCACAGACCGACTGGTGAATCAGCTGGTTCCACATTTCCTGACGGGAAGAAGATATATATTATTTATCCAAAGTCTTGTGTATCCGTTAAAAACTTTAAATGAGCGGTTTATAGAATATGCAAAGGAAAAACATATAGAAGCCCGTATGACAAGTCAAATAATGTATTTCGAATGGTATCTAAACCACAAATTCGGAAAATATATAGCAGCTAAAGATGAAAGGATTACTATTCAGGAAAGCCATTCTATCGGTGTAGATATATATCATGAGAACTCGTTAACGGGACGTCCATTCACAGTCTGGTACAATATGGAAGAGATAGCCTCTTTTACCCCGGACATAGAACGTCCCAGGGAATTTTACTATCTAACGGAAGAAAAAGCAATAAACAAAGTTAGTTTCATGATCGTCGTTCCGCCAATTCATATAGAACAACAAGAGTTTGTCTATATGCTTTCATATGTAGTAAATACCTATAAGACGGCTGGTAAAACTTATCTTATAAAGATTGATAACCAAGAAATAAGACCTAATAAACCTTTAGAATGAAAGAATACGTAGCAGAAACGGGTGGTAGATATACATATGCCGATGACATACTTAATCTTCAAGAACTGGCCTTGTCCATGACAAGTATCTTTTCAGAATGCACTGATTTCATTATTTCAGGCTGTATAGTGTCAGGAAACGCTATTGCATCCGGTTATGTATGGCTCAACGGAAAAGTAAGATACTTTGAAGGTTGCCCCACCGCCTCATTTCCATATTATATCTATGAACGGAATCTAAGTGACACAGTAACTTACGCCAACGAAATGAACAAGAAAGGCAGAAACAATTTTTTATGCCTGGGTGGAACTATTGTCCCGGACACTCCTGATACACTAACAGGTAAATTGCCTCATTTCATTGAGATACGAAAAGAATACGCTCCCCGGTTTATAGACAAGTTCATCGGAAAATACGCAGTACTGGTTGACACACCATTTTCCAAGCAAACAATACGAAAGGACCTTGTTATCACAGGAAAGCTGGGCATTGATAAGACAGTAGAATCCCAAACGGCATTGACTGTAGTAAATCCAGCAAATAGTTATTCATTCAAGGGTATTGTCAAGGTGAATGGTGACGCTTCCTGGGGAGCCTATTACAACGGTTTGCTGGTTAATGAAATATTACTTCAGACAGACGGCTCAATCCATTTTATAAAACAGGGAACAGAACTTGCCTATATCGATACTGCGGGTATATTTGTTCCGTCAGTTTCATGTACATCACTCAAAACGGGTTCTCTAGTCATCAATAAAAACTCCATTGCTAATTATGATGATGAAAAAGATACTGGGGCAGTGAATATAAATGTTGCAGGTTACAAAAACGGTAATACCAAGTTCCGGGATTTTAATGTTTACGATGGGAAAAAGAACACCTTACCACTTATCCAGACGGTTGGTAAAGAGAGAAAGGTCAATATCGCCGGAAACTTTTCAGTAAAAGCAGCAGACAATCAATTAGCTCTGATTTCGTCTTCATATCTGAAGGGAGACTCTGAACTTACCGGTTCAGTCCGGTTTAAAGACAGTTCTGAGGAAAATATTGCGGAAGTAGGATATATCGGAACGGATAACTTTGATTTCTCTATCAGTAACATGATCGGAAATCTGATTCTCAATAGTACGGGTTCTGTCAATGTACAGTCTGATTTGCAGGTAAAGGGAACTAGCCTTACAAAGCTTTATGTTTCTGCTGGTACCTTCAAAGATACACTGGCCAAGAAAGTAGATATAGTGCTCGGTAAAGGGCTCTCAAGCGAGGATTTTACTACTGAATACAAAAAAAAGCTGGATGCGATCACATCAGGTAACATTGATTCCGGTGAGGAAGGGTATGTCACAACCGCCAATATCACAGAAGCATTAAAAAAGAAACTGAATATTAGCTATAATCTGAGTGACCTGAATGATAAATCCATTGCGAGAACAAACCTTCAAGTCTTTTCCAAAACAGAATCGAATAACCGCTTTCTTAAAACAGAAGGAAAGCTACTGGAATTGGTGTCATTAACCGCTGACGAAATAAATGGGCTTTCAGCAGAACAAGCTGCGCAGTTGAAAGACGAGAAACAGGCACAAATCCGGTTAAATATTAATGCAGAAAAAAAAGGTACCGGAGAGTTGAAGCTTTCCAAATCATCCAATCTTTCTGATTTATCGGACAAAGGTGTAGCCCGTAAAAACATGAGTGTTTATTCTGTTACCGAGATAGACAAGCTTCTTGCGGGAAAGCTGAACACTGACGCAGCATATACCGGTGCAAATTTTACAGATGAAATGAAACAAAAACTGGAAACTATAAAAGGTGGTTCTTTTGCTTACGTCGATGATGAAGGCACATCCCATGCTGAAGTAGAAGGTTTCGTCATGACAAGCCAGGTAAAGAAGGAACTTGCTAAAAAGGCCGAACGCTTACTCACAGGTTACAATGACTCCGAAAAAAACAGCATAGCTTCAAACATAAATGTGTACTCAAAAACTGAAGCAGATAAGAAATACGCATCGGTAAACTCCTTGTTTCAGGATTACATCACCCTTTTAGTCAGTCAAGGAAAAAGTTCTTCTGACGCACAAAAAGTTCTCAGGGATAAACTGAATGTTCTGTCAAAAGAGGATGTTACAGGACACTATTTGAAAAAGGATGGCAAGCTGTCTGACCTTTCTTTACCAAATGCTGACGCAAAGAAAAGTGCCTGCCAGAATATTGGTGCAGCCTATGCCCCAGAGTATCAAACCAAAATTGCAGATACCGGCTGGAAACAAATGGCAAATTCCGGTTCCGGAACAGATACCCGTAGGCTTTTCGTCCGGCAAATAGGCAACATTGTATGCATCCAGGGGGTGATTAACACAGCCCGCCGGGATGGCAGCAACATGGGAGGAACAGTAGCAATCCTGCCAAATGGCATTTCAACGCCTCCGTATGGAATGAGAACTACTCTTTGTGATTGGAATGATGACGCCAAGTATAATAGGGGTACATCCTTTATATTGCGTGGGGGGACCCGCAATATCGTGATTTATGAAAGTGGATGGTATAACGTTGATACAGACATGAACTTTACATATATGGTTTAAAATAAATAAAAATGAAGAAAGTTAATATTCAAAATGACCTGGACAGCAGGCAGGAAATATCCCGGACAAGGGATACTACCGTATTTACAATAAATGATAAATCTTTAAATTTGGAACAATATGCCGAGAGCAAAGGTTTGCAGAAATGTGAGAATCACCCATCCGGGAGTACCGAATCTACACAAAAGACAAAAAAAAGACGGACGACCTAAAGGCACGTTAAAAAGGTTTCAGTTTGAAGAAACTCGGCTGGGATTCATGATTAAACACGAAGCACCAGTTGTTTTTAACGTCATCATAAACCTGACTCCCGGCGGTGTCTTTCCAGCACCCTCATGTGAATTAATCAAGCTCGTCTGCAAGGCGTCACGTGATCCATCCTTTAAAAAAGCTAAGTTTCGCCGTTATTTATCTGAGTATGAAACAACCGGCTTATATTGTAAGCGTGGGAAAAAGCTAACGCCAAGTAGAAAGTCATACTATGAAACTATACGCAAAAGAAAATTGGAACAATACATTCGGAAAAACAGGAAAAAAATTAAATATATGAAATGGATAAATAACCCAAACATAAGGCGTATTTACAATAAGCAACCCGAGTCTGTGCAAAGCTAGTTATGTATTGCTAAGAAAGCTGATATAAGATGCTTTTTCTTGTATTTGCTTTTCTTGCATTTATTTGATAGAAAAGTCTAGTGAAGTTTAAACTAACTAACGGCACTTTATTAAAGAAATAACTATCCACAAGCCATCGTTTAAGAATACTATTAAAAAACGTCTCAACACATCTTTGATTATCAGAACCTTAACACTTAAAAAAGAAAACAAATTCAGAGCTATTTGGCATATTCAAAAATAGCATTTATATTTGTCGCCATGCTCGAAAAATCCAGAGCATAATCCATTCAATTGAGATACCTGTCCGTCAGGTACATTTCGGTAGTTGTCTGCTTGTGAGGGCGTTTTCCTCATCAATCCTCAAACTTCCACCAGATAGTTAATTGAGTTCTGCGGTGAAACCGAACCCGCTGACATTTTGTGTAAGATTGTTTCGGCAATTTAACTATCGTAAAAATTTATGCAAGACGAAAATTTGCAAGAAAAAGACATACTTGCCGGTATGTCTGTTGAAGATCTGTTCCTTAAATCACAGGAATCCTACGAAACAGCCCAGGCCAGAGCTGCTGAAGAAAACAAAGGTTTTGCCAAGACTGAATTTTTCCGGATGGAAAAATTGGGAACTTACCGTTTGCGGGTGTTGCCTATTGCCCCTAATCCGGATGGCACTACAGACCGTAACGGATACGAATATCCCATTCATCAAATGCTACTGGAACTAGAAAAGCCCTCAAAAAGCAACAAAGCGCAATATGCCTACGTAACCGTGCCACGAACAACTGATGCCGGATATTCAGTAGATTTAATTGATACATACCGGAGAATGGCCGTTAGTGAAGCAAAAGACAACGGGGATGAGAAAATGGCTGAAAAGATAGCCGGTGGCAGCTTCGGTGGCGGCCTTAAATTCTCATATGGCCATGCCACTTATATCCTTGATCTCGACGAACGTGCCAAAGGCATACAGTTGCTCACACTCAGTCATTCACAGTTCAAGGACCTGGATGAAAGGAAATTCAAACTCTGGCAAAAAAAATTAGCCAAAAATTCGTCTTACCCTTGTCCAATATCTTCTATCGCCAATGCTTACCCGGTAGAAATAGAGAAAAAGAAGAATAACTCAAAGACAGAATATGCGATCAGCATTGACAATGAAGCAGACACGGATACACTGAGCAAAGAAGAACTGACTGCTTTATTAAACACTCCGCGTATTCCGGAGATTATTTTCCGATATTCACGTTACCAGTTCGGTGCTACAGTCGAATTTCTTAAGCAATGCGACAACAAGTACAACCTGAACATCATGGATAGTGAAGAGATGAAAGAAGCTATCGAAAAACTATCCTCAGAATTGAGTAAAGAAGATACTAGCGAGTTCACATTTGACAAACGCTCTAAGGATGCCAAGGAAAATGCAGAAAACAGTACAGTTTCTATTGACAGTCTGTTTGATAAATTCGAAGACCTGCAAGAACAAGGGCTTGGGGATAAAACAGAGGAAGGACAAGAATTACGGGGACTCATTCGGGCATTTATAGAGCAGGAGCACCTATCGGTTCGCATCACCCGTTCCACTTCCAACCAAGAACTATTGGATATGATTGAAGAAGCTATGCAAGGGGGTGATAAAACATCTAAAGATATCCAAACTAAAGTTGTACAAGAAACAGGCTCCGAAGAACAAGGCTCCGAAGAAACAGGCAATGAAGAGGAAGCCAAACCCAGAACAACCAGAGAAAGGCGCAGAAGGGAATAAATGTTCATTCTTTTTTAGTTTTAATTGAGTGATTCTGAAGGAATGTACCTTTTAAGGGTATGTTCCTTCCAGATGAATTATATGGAAAATTAATGTAATTCATTCCCTCTTGAACATGGAAGAAAACAATCAAACAAGTAATAATCCAACCCCTATAGCTCTTCTTATAACTGACTGCCATTGTGGTAAAGAAACGGTCGGCGATTTTTTAATCAATTGGGACGAAGCTATTGAACTTTGTCTTTCTCAGAATATCAAGACTATTTTATTCTTGGGTGATTTGGTACTCAGCAGATCAGCCCAAAGCCTGGATATCCTGCTGGCAATTCATGATGTGCTTGAAAAATGCCGGAAGTATGGAATTCAGGTAGTTATGATAAACGGTAACCATTGCAAGGTAAACCAGGAAGCATTACGCGGTTACTGCAATGTATTCGATTCATTTGAGAACGTTCGTGTAATCAGTGAATGGGGTGAGGTTCGCCTGTCCGAAAATCTTGGAATAGGCATGATTTCTTATTTCCCGGAGAACGGCTCCTTTATTAAAAAGCTGGAAGAGCTAGAAACCTATCTACTTGCACTCCCCTACTCCAAAAAGATTCTAATGATTCACGAAGGGATTCGCGGAGGACTATCACGAAGCACGGATGATGAGCTTCCTGCAAATATGTTTTCCAGTTGGGACAAGGTATTGGTTGGACATTATCACAACCGGAATAAAGTAGATAATAATATTTTCTATATCGGCTCTTCCCGCCAAGGAAATTTTGGAGAAGACGAAGAAAAAGGGTATACGCTACTCTATGCAGACGGATCGACCCGGTTTATAAAAAACCAGGTGAATATCCGTTATCAGGTCATTGATATACCTATTGAGAAAGCGGATATCCACCTTTCAGACCGATTGGAAGAAATCAGGGAAGACGGACGTTACCGAGTCAAAGTGCGTGTCCATTCCACGGCTGCCAAAGCATCAGGGTTGGATAAGGAAAAACTCATCAGCGCCGGAGCCAACAAGATAGAAATGGTTACCGAAGACTTGGATGTAATGAAAACAACAGAGACTAGTTTGTTTGAAAAGTTCGATAATCAAAAGATTAAAGACAACTATGGAATATTTTGTCAAGAAAAAGAAGTAGAAGATATGGAATTCGGATTAGCTTATTTATCTAAAATCAATTGATTATGTGGAAATTACTTTCAATTCATGCTAAAAACCTGTGTGCATTCAGAGAACTTCATTATAAACTGTTCCAAGGCGTGACGACATTGATTTTTGGCAACAATATGGATAACGACTCACAGAAATCAAACGGTTCAGGGAAATCCGCATTGGTTGAAGCTGTTGCGCTGGGAATTACAGGAGCACCTCTTCGCAGGATCAAGAATGAAGAGATTATCAATGATATGGCTGAACAGTGTATGGTTACTTTGCACCTACAAAATGATACTTCAAACGAAGAGCTTTATATAGAAAGACATCTTTCACGTAAGGGACCGGCAGTTGTGGAATGCAGCCTCTTCCGCGATGGAGTTTCCGTAAATACTGGTGAAGCTGTTCATCCTACAGTGGATGCCTATAATAAATACATATTAAATAAGCTTGGTATCACCAAAGATGAATTGTACAACAACTTCATACTTTCCCGTCACAAATACCAGGATTTCCTGTCTTCTTCCGACAAGGACAAAAAGGAAATCATTAACCGTTTTTCCAACGCAATCCTCGTAGACAAGGCCATAGAAAAACTGATAGAAGACAAACTGCCTGTAGAGAGCAAGCTCAGGGAAGCCGAACTGACATTGGCTGGTATTGACGGACGTATCGGTTTGTTGACGGAACAAATCAAAAAGGAAGAATCACTATTGGAAGAAAAACAACAGACGAAAGCAGAACACATACGTGGCATACATGATTCTATAAACGAGAAACGTACTGCCATTCGTCAGAAACGGGAAGAAATCGAACTGGTACGTCAGGCTGTATCGCTACTTGAGATTGCAGACAAGCAGGTTCAGGAACTTGAAAACTCCGAATTGCCAATGGAAGAATGCCTGATGAAACTAAAAAGTATGCTCACGCCCCATATTGAGCAATCACTTACTTCATGGGACGAAGTTATCTTACAGAAAAAGAATGAAATAAAGGTACAGGAAGAAAACCTGAACAAGTGGAACAAAGCAATAGAGAAAGCAGAAACAGAGATAATGCAACGACAAGCTGCATATACAAAACTGCAAAACGAGTTTAAAGGTTTCTGTGAAAAGTACCCGGAGAAAGTGCTACAATATGACCTGCAACTGAAAGAACTCAATACCCGGATTGAACAACTCACTGAAAATTCTGAACTATTAAAGAAAGAACGACGTACCATATTAACTGCCATTGAAAACATCAAAGCGAAACTGACAGGGATTATCACTTGCCCTGCCTGCCAGTATGAGTTTTTGCTTTCTGATGATGATTATGATATACCCGCTGCACGAAAGGAGCTTGAAGAAAATGAATTGCATAACAAAAGCATTATCAGGGAATTGGATACTTGCCATCAGGACATAGAAGATATGGAAAGAGCTGAAGGGAATCTGAAAGGTGAAAAACGCGCATTGATAGGCCAAAACACACAATGGAATGATCAGATGACAGATTTGGAAACATTGGTAAACCAGACCAAACAAAAGAGTGAAAATCTCCAAGCTAACCGGAAAAGGGTTTCAGATGCCATCGCATTCATTCAGGAAGACATCCGTACAATCCTACGCAGAGTATTTGACGAAGCATTTGAACGCATAGATGATTCTTACCATATCAAAGAAAAAAAGAAAAATAACTTGGAACAAGATATAGTAGCCGCCAATAATGCCATAAGCATGTTGGAAGGAATGTTGAGTGATATGGATAGAATGTCGGATAGCGATGTAATACTCTCTCTTAAGAAATCATTGAAAGAGTATCGCAAGCAATCTTCAGAAGCCTTAAACATAAAAAATGGATTTGAGAAACGACTGCAAAAATTTGAAGAACAGGCCCAACTATTTTTACAATTCAAAAGTTATCTGGCAAATACCAAAATTGAGGCATTAAGCAAGGTTACCAACGAATTTTTGGAAAACATCGACAGTGACATACGTGTAAAATTCAGTGGCTATACCGTTCTGAAGTCAGGAAAAGTCCGTGAAAAAATATCTGTCAGCTTGTTGCGCAATGGGATCGACTGCGGTTCTTTCGACAAATTCAGTGAAGGAGAGAAAGCCCGGGTCAACCTCGCCAATATACTGGCAATGAACAAGCTCGTTAACTCCAGTGCAGAAGACGGCAAAGGCATGGACCTTCTTATACTTGATGAAATACTGGCTGCTGTCGATGAAAACGGACTAGCCTGTATTTTCCTCGCACTAAACCGGGTAGCGATAACATCACTGGTCATCAGCCACGGAAATATTGCAGAGAATTACCCTCACACATTAATAATCAACAAACACAATGGACAATCATTCATACATGGAGACAACTAACAACAAACCAAGCAAAGAGCAAGTTCTGGCACTCGACATTGCGACACACACCGGATATTACAGTATCCACAGTAATGGGACATGGAATTTTACAGAATCTAAAAGGAGAAATGACAACAAACAACACAAAGATTTCAGAGACACATTGATAGCTTACATCCAACAATATAGTATAAAGCAGATCGTAGCGGAAGATGTCAATGTAAACAACCATTTTTGCGATATGCGAAAGCTATCCGAGTTCCGTGGAATTCTGTGTGAAGTCTGTGACGAACTTGATTTGCCGGAACCCATATTCGTGAATGTTGCTACGCTCAAAAAATGGGCAACAGGTAACGGACGTGCAGACAAGGCGCAAATGATGTGCGCATGCGCCAGCCGTTTCCATTTCGAGCCGTCAGATAACAATGTAGCTGATGCCTGTCTGATATATTACTATTATTTACGAAAATACCATATAGACTAATTATGAATAAGAATACAAGAGTCTTCCCTTCTTCCAATGAATTGACCATAACAGATTATTCAATAACTGTAAACTCCGGTCAATCATGGATAAATCCTCAGAAATCAGTAACTATTTGACCGACGAGGCATCCATAGAAAAACGGACAGCCTTATTCAATAAATATGTTTATCCCTACAGAAACCTGATTTATCATATATGCATTAAAAATACAGGAAATCAAGATAATATACGGGATAACTACAATGAAGTCCTGATCAACTTCTATAAATACGTCAGTTCCTACAACCCCCAGCTTTCTATCAAAACCTGGATATATGCAGTAGCCACCCGTTGTTTATTCTGCATAGAGAACAAACGTAACCGTTTCCAACGGACTGGCGATGTGGGAGCTATCGATCTGGACCAGATAGCTGACAGCGTACTGGATGAAGATGACCAGACAGCCAACCATATCAGTTTAGACAATTACCGGGAACTGTTTTCAGACGATGTGCTTTCGACATTGGAATCATTGAAACCAACATACCGTGAAGCATTGATACTACAACTGGCCGGATATAAACTGGAAGAAATAACTAAGATTCTTCACGAGAAGGGAAGCTTGAAAAGTGCTAATGTAGAGACAACTAAAAGTAGGATTTTCCTTGCGAAAAAACAGTTGAGGGAATTACTCACAAGAGATGGAAAACGGAAATAAAGCCTTTATTACTGCATTCTCTTTTTTGATACAGAACTCTATCATGCCAGCATTCGCATTTCCCAAAGGGGGTATTGCAACCCGGGCTGTTAGTTCTTGCATGGAAACATTGGGAGAAATGTATAGCGGAGGGATCAGCGAAGAAAGGATTGTTGATTATTGTACTTGCCAAGCCTATGCAATTAGCAGGTTTGACAATTCATATCTAAGAAACAGATGGAAAGTCCCCCACTCTTTTGGGAAAAAAGCTGTGGAACGTTTTCTGGCTAACAGAAGAAGTAACCGGTATTATGAGGATAAATGGCTTAATGCTACCGGAACGTCCCGGAAAGAACTGCTTGAACTTATAAAAGACAGAAAGCAACATCCGCTTTTCAGGTATGTGAATCCGGAGTATGAGGAAACGACCAAGAGGCGTGCTCTTTCCACTACAATAGGGTACTATATATGTGCTTCATCCACTTTACTATGGAACCCTTTCTCACCTTCCTGTCAGAGATGTACAAAAAAGGAGGTGTGCTTGGAGCGTACCCGGCTCAATTACCCGGAACTATATCGACTGAGAATAGAAGAATTTAACAAGAAAAAATGAAAACAGAAAGAATAAATCCTTTGAGTGTTGATTTTTTGTACGAACTCTTTGCAACCTCCATGCGTTACGAAGCAGTTTGTAATGTACTTGTCCAGCATGTAAAATCTGAATACATGCCGGACAAGAGCTTTCAGAAACTACTTCTAGGGATAGGTAACTACTACAGAAATTACCAGTCTCCACCTTCATACGCTGTTCTGTCACAACAGTTCAATGGAGATTATGACGCTATCGAACTTATCGATACATTTCGAGAATGTGATGGTGAGAAAAACCAGGAAGTGGTTCTGGATATGTTAGAATCTTACATAAAGGGAGTCAGATTACAGGCTGTTTATTCAGAAGTAGGCAAACTATACAATCAGAGCAAACAGGGAAAAGCAGAGGAAAAACTTAGAGAATATGCTGACTGGCTATCCGGATTTACACTAAAGTCTTCTGCATTTGTAGACGTAGGAAAAACATTCGGCGAACGGTTCCAAAAGAACAAGCAAAAAGATTTGGAAAGCCAACACTCTACACTGGTTCCGGTTACCCGTTTTTATGTTCACGAGTTGGACGCTCTGAATGGAGGGCGTAGTTTGCGTGGACAGCTGACTTGTTTTCTCGCATCGACAGGTGTGGGAAAATCCCATATAGCCAAGCACGTGGGTATCCGTGCATGCATTGATAGCGGACTTCACGTATTACATCTTCAGTTAGAAGGCTCTGAAGCGGAGGCTTTGGATGCCTATAGCGGAGGATTGATTTCCAAAAACAGCTTTTACTTTGAACGTGGACGGATTACAGATGAGGAAATGGCAGAGTTCCAACGCCAGATAGAAAACTATAAAGGAAGTATTACCGTACGAACTTTTCCCAGGTTTAACAGCCGCGTATCTACTTTAGACGTCAAGAATGCAATAGCCGAATATAGAAAGCTGAACAACCAACCACCCGATATCGTGATAGTGGACAGTATGGACCTGCTGACTGACGCAAGCCGTCGTCAATGGGACGCCGAACACGAACGGAGCAAAAGGATCGCAGTTGCGAATGACCTGAAAGATCTTGCAGCAGATGAAAATGTCTGGATGGTAGTCACTTACCAGGCTACTATAGAAAACCGTGAATGGCTCAATGATGAGAATAATGTATTAACTGAATATAATTGCTCGGAAGCCAAGGGACTATCAAGACCGTGTACCCACCTGATAAGTTTGAACCAGTCTGCAGCAGAAAGAAAGGAGGACACCATGAGGCTGCATATAGCCAAATCGCGATTCTTTAAAAAAGGTGAGACGCTAAAGATAGCAACTGATTATGATAACGAGATTTTTTATGACGCACGCAGGACAATGAATTTAAAGCGGTAATGGCAGATGGCGTTGTCAAAAGAAGAAAAGGACTTCCTAATCCGAGAGATCAGCCGGGAACTGGATGCCAAGCCGGACGGTGCCGGAAAAAATCTGATATCCAAATGTCCTTTTTGTGGTAAAGAGAAGAAATTCGGTGTGTACATCGGCAAGGAGACATCGCGTAAGAAGCCTTTTATGGCACATTGTTTCTCATGTATGCACTCTACATACACGCTGGAACAATTGCTGGAAAGTATAGAAAGACCCGACCTGGCTGTAACACCAACAGTCGATCTGGACGCCAAACTGGACGATACATTATTGTTCCCACTGGGTGAAGAGGAAGAAGCGATTGACGACACGCTCGGTATCATTGAACTTCCGGATTTCTACCAAAGATGCTTTACCGATAATTATCTCCGGTCCCGCGGTTTCACATACGATGATTTTGATTATTTCCCTGCGGGGACAACCCGCAGGCTTAACTACAAATTTGACTCGTATGTGATTTTCCCGGTCATAGATGACGGGGATGTCGTTGGCTATGTGTCGCGCCATATATGGACCAAAGACGAGATAGACAGACATAATGCCGGGATAAGACGTAAAGGCGGATACCGGATAACCAGATTCCGTAATTCTACTGAAAATGATTTTGTCAAACTGCTTTATAATTACGACTCAGTCATAGAGGAAGAAACGGACACGGTTATTGTGGTGGAAGGGGTATTTGATGTTGTAGCATTGACACGTAAATTGAATTTATACGATAACAACCAAATCACTGTAGTGGCAACTTTTGGCAAGAAAATATCCAGAGCCCAGATTTATAAGCTGCAAAGCAAAGGGGTACGGACAATTGTACTAGGGTACGACGGTGATGCGGTAGAGGCTATCAAAAAGGCGGCAGACGAAATGAACCCGTATTTTGACATCTTTATCGCTGATATCGAAGACGCTTCGAAAGACTGGGAAGAACTGGACTTTAAAGAGATTTATAACATTTTCTCTGAAAGACTGAAAACTCCCATTGAGTATAAACTAACTAAATTACAGGAATCAAAATAATGGAAGAACTCAAAAAATGGCTGGAAGCCAATAAGATTGCTTATAGACAAATAGACAATGAAGTAGTCGAAGTGACAGGCTTCGGTAAGATGTATCTGGCCGATTTAACGGAAGCACGTTGCGTCTTCAGGGGACAAGAGAATAACCTTCAGTTTAACCTGATGGAAAGTCCCGAGGTGCTCATGCAGGAACAGATTTATTATATAGCTTTCCAGTTCGGCAGAAATTGGTATTGGTATGACCTGAGAGAGAAGTTTAAATTCAATATCCTGAAATATATTGGCAAACGCACTCCATGCAAAGTAAGTGTTCCCTTTGTCAATCTGGGAGTTCATACCCCGTACGAGCTGTTAAATGGTAGTGGTGAATTGTCTGACTGGGTAAAGAAAGCAAAGTATCTGGGACAGAATGCAATTGGAATCTGTGACCGGAATACAATGGCGGCTACCCTGAATTTGCAGAAAGAGTGTACCAAAGCAGGATTGAAATATGTTTTTGGTTACTCGTTCACTCTGGAGCACGAGGGTAATAAGGTGGATATGAAGATTTACTGCCAGTCACAAAAGGGCCTCCGGAATTTGTTACGCATCCAAAAAGAGATTATGGTGGACTCCCCTACTAATACGTTAACTCTGTCCGGGTTGCTTACCCATGCAGAAGGAAATGTATTGGTCTTTGGCAAGCTGGCTTCCTACTGGATGAAGAAAAATTCCCAGATACTCTATGCCATGAATATTGCATTTGATAATAAAATATACTATCAGGTAGATTTAAGCGAGTATAAGGCCGAGCGCATTGATGTGGAAGTACTGCGAGCAACACTGACTTTCTTCAACCATTTCTACGAAGATAAGACACAGACTTTCAGCGTGGAACCAGTACTCATCTGTGATAATTATTACCTGGATAAGGACGATGCGAAAAACAAGATCATACTGAATAAGATAGCTTCCGGTGCAGCCCATGAGCAAAGTGAAGATCAGTTTTTTAAAGACGTGGATGAGCATTACAGTGTGTGCTGCCAGCTATTTGACTCTGGAAAATGGGATATCGATGTCCTCTTTGAAAGGATGTGCAGCCATACAGTAGAGATTGCCACCCATGCAAAGGCTTACTATGAAACAGGTAAAATGTACATGCCGGAGTATGTAATGTTGCCAGATGAAAAAAAGAAATATGGCAACCGGCATCGTATGTTTACTCGCCTGCTGGAAGAAGGATTGACAGCAAAAATCCCTTCATACGGTCACGCCAAATATAGGGAACGCCTGAAGGAAGAGGTCTATATCATAGAATCGACAAACAATGTGGACTATTTTTTAATACAATGGGATATGGTGAAAAAAGCACGTGAATTAGGAATTGTGACAGGTATTGGCCGTGGTTCGGCTGGTGGTTCTCTGGTTTCATACCTGCTAGGCATTATCTCCATAGACCCGGTTAAGTATGATTTAATTTTCTCACGTTTTCTAGTGCCCGAGCGATGCGGTTTGAACTGGACGGAAGCGGTCAGCATCATTGGCGAAGACATTGAATTGCTTCCCGGAGAAAGATATGTCGGGGTTCAGATTGAAGGAAAAGATTACCGGTTTTATAAGGATGCCGAGTTTCAGATTATACGTAGTGGAAGACAAATGAAGGTATATGCTGACCAGCTTCGTGAAGGCGATGACATTCTTTTTGATAATCGTGACTTGCTATGGACTTTAAATGAAATCAATAAATGAAGGTATCAGGGATAAACCTAAAGGAAAGTCAGGGCGCTTTACCGGTAATAGACTGCTTTGTCGGTAAGGGACTTGTGGAGGGAGGGCATTCCGCCCTCCCGGATATCGACGTCGATTATGCGTCGGATAGAAGGCAGGAAATCAAAGAATACCTGGAACAGAGGTACAATGTAAACGGCAAACAACGTGTCTTTTCTGCCGGCACCTTTTCGAGCATGAAACTCAAGGCAGTCATTAAAGATGTGGCACGTGTTTATCGTGTTCCCTTGAATATTGTCAACTACATAACTGCTATTTTTAATGACGAACAAAATTGGACGGACTTATTCTTATTGGCGGCGATGAACAAGAAAGTGAATAAGTTTGTCCATGATTACCCTGAAGTTATCGAGGATATCCGGACAATTATGGGACAACCACGCTCCACTTCTATTCATGCCTCTGCCATTGTTGTAACACCAGAAACCAAGGACGGAGAACCGGCTGAATGTTTTGATTTTTTGCCAATTCGCAAGATGGATGAGCTATTGGTATCGGAATTTGATGGATATGCGGTGGATGAAATCGGGCTATTGAAGGAGGATGTTCTTGCCACTAAAGAGCTATCCAAACTAAGCGCGGTTATTAATATAGTCAACAGGGTATATGGGAAAAACTACAGTATTGAATCCATTACTCAGAACGAAATAGAGGATACCAGAACATATAAGCTATTGGCAGAAGGACACACTCAAAATGTCTTTCAGTTTGCTTCCAAGGGGATTACCCGTTTCATTACGGATGTCAGACCCGACTGCATCGAAGACCTGATTGCAATTAATGCGCTATATCGTCCTGCAACGCTGGAAATCAAGGCTACGGATGACTATATCAAGTACAAACATGGCGAAGTGGCCCCCGTGTACAGTTTCGGAACCTATGAAGCTACCAAAAACACATATGGAATCATGTGCATCGCCGAAGATACAAGAATAGCTACCCGGAAGGGATGTAAACCGATTCAGAATATAATACCCGGAGATTTTGTCCTTACAGAAGACGGCACTTTCCAGCAAGTAACACGAACATACAAGAAGGGGATAAAGAAAACAGTTCTTATCAAAACCTCTATGGGAAGAAAGCTATATTGTACGGCTGATCATCGGGTATTGACCCAGTTAGGCTGGGTACAAGCTAGCAAACTTATCCCCGGAGAACATCGTATCAAGACATTTTATACTCAGGACGATAAAATAGATGAAGAATACAGACAGTATCCAATCTGGTGCCCAGTGTTATCTGTTACTCTGAGTTCTGAGAAAATGACTTATGACCTAAGCGTTTGGAAAAGACATAGTTTTTGTGCCAACAATATGATTGTTCACAATTGTTATCAGGAACAGTTTATGTCCATCGCACACAGTCTCGGAGGCTTTGATCTGGGAAAGACCGACTACTTGCGAAAGGCTATCGGAAAGAAGAAAGCAGACTTGATGGCTTCCTTAAAAACGGATTTTCTTGCCGGGGCTATCCAAAACGGCTGTCCGGATTATGAGGCAGAAGAAATTTGGCATAAAATTGAGGTTGCAGGAAAGTATTCATTTAACCGGTCGCATGCAGCCGCATACGCGCTTACGGCCTTTGCCGGTGCCTGGCTGAAAGCGAACTATCCCTCGGCATTCTATACAATTGCTCTCCAGTGGGCGGATGATAAAGAAGTGGTTCTGCTGATGTCGGAAATGGAACAATGCAGTCGGGCTAAAATTGTACCTCCGGATATCAACGTATCCATGAAGCAGTTCTTCACTGACTACCAGACAGATGAAATCTTTTGGTCACTGACTAAAATCAAGATGTTAGGTGATAAGGCTGCAGAATACATGCTGGAAGAAAGAGAAAAGAACGGACGTTTCACCTCTATAGAGAATTTTATCCACCGCATCTTCAAATATAAATTGAAAAAATACGAATATTGGGATGAACCGGATAATGAGCAAGAGGCCGTCCGCGTTCCAGTAAATGCCCGTCATGTCAAAAATTTAGTCCTGTCCGGTTGTTTTGACAAATTGGAAAATGTAAAGGCAATAACTGAACGGTACTCAATTCTGACACGAGCGGCCAAAGCACTCAGCTTCCAGCTTTCTGAAGAAGATTTCCCTGAATCATTGACAGACAAGCATTACTATTGGTCCATGCAGCAAATTGCCGTATCAGGTGTAGGCAGTATTGATTATCATCGTATCTATGATAATTCCGAAGCCAGAAACAAACTGAAAGGAAAAGTCTGTTATATGTCATTACGTGATGCTTCCATTCTTGAGAATGAAGGTAAAAGGATTGTTGTCTGTGTCACAGTCTCTGAAATGTCTGAGATGTCATACAAAGACAAAAACACCGGTGAGAAGAAAAAATTCTGCAAACTGAAACTCCAACAGAACAATGATATGATAGAGCTGGTTATGTGGAACGATTACTACACCGAACATAAGAAAGAAATAACCGATGTGACCAATAAAGTGATTATTATTAGTGCTGTCATTCGCTATAGTGATTATAATGGCGCCAACAATTTACAAACCTACAAAACATCCACTCTTATGAGTCTATAAATGAAACCTATCATTATTGCCATCGTTGGAGATTCCGGTTCAGGCAAGACCTATATGGCTGAATTTCTACGAAATCAATTGAATGTACCAACTATTGTATCATACACCACACGCCCCAAACGACCTGGAGAAACTGATGGTGTAGGGCATTATTTCATAAATGCTTCCCAGCTTCCGGATAAGCAAGACATGCTGGCATATACGAGCTTTGGAGGATATGAATATTTCGCTCTGCATGAGCAGGTTCCCTGTAAAGGTATTTGTTGTTACGTCATAGACGAGAGTGGACTAGAAATGCTGTATTATAATCATTGTGAACGTTATGATATTGTTTCTGTTCTGATTATCTGTCCGCAGGATGTCCTCATTTTGCGAGGTATCGATTCAAACCGGCTCAAGCGGGATAAAGGACGTAAACACTTAGGTGAGAAGTTCTTTGACTGCATTATTCGGAATGATGTTTCCAAAGAAGAGTTCGAGTACAAAATCTTGTGTGAATTTAATCGGCTTTAGTATGGCAGCACCTAAAATAGAACCTAAAATCTTCGTCGGAATTGTACTTGATTTCGAGACAGGAGGGTTGGATTGTACCAAAAGTGCATGTACACAGATAGCAATGCATGCAGTCCGGATGGACAACTGGCAGGTCATTGACCGCTATGTCAGGTACATTCAACCATACGATAAACAGGAAATTGGAGGCCCGGCCAAACGTAAGGTCTTAAAGAACAAGCGTGAACTGGAACTGGAAGGCTTTGGGCGATCACAGCCAATGGGCTATGACCAGGAGGCATTGGCTTATTCCGGTATCACTATGGACATGCTTATCCAGCAGGGTGTGAATATCCATGAAATAGCAAAGGATATTATCCGCTTGGGCGAGCGCTGTACCTTAACCAAAGGAAAGCAAACCAAGCCGGTGTTGATAGGACAAAATATCACATTTGATATAGGCTTTCTCCAGCAAATTATAAACTATGCGGGATTAATAAAAGACTTTGAGAAGGTGTTTGCAGGTACTACAGACTTTTATGGGAACTTTCAACCCCATTATATCGATACCATTGACCTGGGACGATTGTGCTTTGCACATAATCCGGAAGTCACCTCTTATCAACTGGAATTATTAGCTGAACGGCTGGGGATTGAGCTGGAGGATGCACATGACGCCGACGCAGATGTTGAAGCAACGCATCATGTAGTTGCTGTTTGTTCTAATCGTTTAAGGATGAACGGAGAGAGCGGAGAAACTTTGCTGCCCAGAAAAGAAAAAACAAGAATGCACTTTAAAATCTAAGCTCTAAGCATATGGAAGACGAGGAAATAATTTCATTCAAAAAAGAAAGTGACAAGATGCTATTCGGGGTACAAGGGTATGACGGTAACGAACTGATGGCCGCTATTACAGGGTATGATCTGAGAATTGCCTTCAACATGAAACTAATCAATTCCCTGGCTGATGCGGAGAGTTGTGCAGATGCCTTGGCAGATATTTTCTATCAATCATTAATGGAACAACTGATTGAGAAAAAGTCTGAAATTATACAACCTGTACCTCCTGAAAAGTCTATTCTTTGAAAAGAGCCATAAGTCCGGTTTCTACTTATGCCGGACTTAGTTCAAAATCATTTATTGAAAGTATGAAAAATGAAAAAAAATGTGACGATACAGAACAGCGGCTAACCCGTGAAGAGGAAGAGTTCTGTAATCTTTATGTATGTGGAGGGATACAGTTCGCCGGACAACATGGCAAATGTTATAAAGAGGTTTTCTATGCGGACGAAGATAAAGCTCTAATGTCCGGAAGACAACTGCTGGCCAAACCATATATCCAGGCTCATATAAAAAAACTTGTTGAAAAAACACATGCAGATATGGAGACCATTGCAGTTAAGTTACAGGTTGCAGAGACATTGAAAGCCGTTATGGAGGAAACTGCTACGGGCAATTACGAAGACAAGTTTGGGGTAAGTCTGTCACCGGCACCTCTCAGGGCAGTTTCAGTAAATGCCGCCAAGGCTTTGATGGAGCTTTATCCAATCAAGCATTCACAAGAGGCAAGATTCAAGATTGAGGGTGAAAGTGGTGTAATCTTTAATGTTGTCATACCCGCATCAAACAAACACGAGAATGACTCCTGATAAAAGAAAGAACCTGGAAAGAGGAATCTTTATGGTGCTGATAACAGGATTAGCCCTCTACGGATTAAAAGATGTCGATGCGGCAGAAAAGATGATTCGTGCTTTGACAGACGCTTTTGCTTTGCTTTTTAACTCAATAAATACCTGACACATGACACAATTTAGAGAATTCGTCCTTAATAACTTCAAGACTTTGACCGCTGTTGTAGCCTTTATCGTAACAATGTACGTTCAGCACATGAATAATATATCACGGATAGCCGAACTGACCGACAAGTGCACCTCACTGGAGATGAAGATCAATGACCAATACGAGAAGATAGATGCCATCAAACTGGATAAAACCGTATTTGAAGCAACTATGGCACAATTTACATCCATGAGGGCTGACCTGAAAGAGATGCGGGAAGATATCAAGGAACTATTAAAAGGTAACCATTGAATAGAAAGGTGATTCTATTATGCCCGCTGCTTTTGTTAATCCAGGATTCTTTTCAGATAGGAAGAAAAGAATGTATTGTTGATTTACATAAAACAACGGACTTCCAGCAACCAGAGATTGACTTATTTGAGACGGCGGTTGCCTGCATCAAAAAATATGAAGGCTGGCATTCACGAGAACATTTCCCATATGTCGGATATGGGCACCGCCTGCTCAAAGGAGAAGCATTTGACCATCGGATTTCAGAAAAGTTTGCAGACTTGCTCCTCAGAAAAGACCTTCGTATAAAATGTGGGGTATTCCGTGATTTTGGAAGAGACTCACTTATTCTAGGCACTTTAGCCTATAATGTGGGTGAATACAGACTTTTAGGGTTCGGGAAAAAGCTGAAATCCAATTTAATAAGAAAACTGGAGAAAGGAAACAGGGATATATACGATGACTATATTTCATTTTGCCACCATAAAGGGAAAGTAGTTCCTTCCATAAAAAAGAGAAGAATGGAGGAATACAGATTATTGTTTAATTGTAAATATATTAATAACAAAAACTATGATTAATGTAGGTGATGTCGTTACGATAAAAATGTCGGAAGCTTTAAAGTTTGACAGATTAACCACTCTCGCAGGTCGGGAAGCAGAAGTCTTGGAGGTATTGACCTCTATCCAGCGGTTGAATAAAGGATATCTTGTCAAACTGACGGGAGAACCTTATCTGGGTGATGATATCTGGTTCATTCCACAAGAATCCATTGATGATGAAGATGAATAGGATCAGCATAACAACTATTGTCATCTTGGCTGCAGCATTGGTTACAATTCACTTATTAAGGGTACAGATAAAACACCTGAAACAAGAACGTGACCGCTATTCAGCAAATACGGAATCTCTTCTTTCTGATATAAAAAGACTGAAAATCGATTCTTGCACAAGGGTTGTTGAAGTACAAACCCTAAAACTTACAGTTGATGAATACGAAAAATACAGGGCCACCGATGCTGCTCAGATAAAGAAAATGGGAATACGGATTAAGGATTTGGAAGCCGTAGGTAAACATCAAATAACTGTGGATGCACCTATTCAGGCTGAAATTCGAGATTCTACTATCGTTTACGATACTATAACAGTTTCAATCCGTAAAGTAGAAATGGATACTCCTCATTTGAAACTGGATGGAACGATTGAAGATAACCTGTTGAAAGGTAAGCTATATCTGCCTGTTAATTTACAACAGGCAATTTGGTTAGAGTATAAACACAAATTCTTATGGTGGAGATGGAAAGTAAAGGCTGTACACCAAAGTATAAGCAGCGATAATCCTTATGTTTATATTAATTATTCAGAGTTTATAAAAATTCAAAAGAAATAAAGTATGATTTGGAAAAAGTCTTTTAAAGGGAAAATCGAATGTGCAAACCGTGTGTTTAACGCTACTATTGAAAAATTGAAGCGTATTCAAGCTGACATGACGGTACAGATAGAAAAAAATCAAACTAAAATACAGAATATTAAAGATGATAATGAAGAGCTTGAAGGTATGAAGAAGAAAGTTACAAGGCAAATTGAGGAAATTGGAAAGTTTTCTATATAGAAGTCCACACACTCTAAACAAGGTGTTCACTTCGAACACCTTAAATTATTTTAGAAATTGAATCTTATACAATCATATTTTGAATATTCACTAAACCAGCGTCTATATTCATCTAAACTAATCTAAGATAAAAATCTATTCGTTCATATATAACCTTAACCATAACACAAATATGAAAATCACACTGAAACGAAAATTCTATGGGAAAACGTATACCATAGGAGATCTGCTGATAGATGGAAACTTCTTTTGTAACACTATCGAAGATAAAGTGCGTTCACTGCCATTAGCATGTCCAAACACTTCTATAGGTATTGCCTGTAAATGCAAAGGGAAAGTGTATGCCCAGACTGCTATCCCGGCAGGTATCTACAAAGTTACTATGGAGTACAGTCCTAAATTCAAACGCAGACTTCCTCTATTGCATAATGTCCCTCACTTCATCGGCATTTTGATCCACAGCGGAACAACGGAAAAAGATTCTGCCGGATGTATAATCATTGGCGTCAATTCTGTAAAAGGAAAAGTACTGAATTCTCGTAACACATCTGACGCTTTGAATCTATTGCTGGAGAAAGAAAAGAATATAACGATTGAAATAATCTGATGGGGGGTATAAGATTAAAAGCCCCCAGGAATCTTAAAATTGACTTTTGTCCATCTCCTAAGCAATACGAACTTTGGAAACTACTCCAGCCGGAATGTCCACGATGCGGTGGAGAGATTCAACAAAAACTAATAGGATACGATGCAAACCTAAATCCGCAATATAAGCCATATTGTTCCAAATGTGGTAACCATAATGTCCCTCAACTGATTTTAGGCGGGGGAGCTGCTGGTGGTGGTAAAAGTTATTTGGCAAGTGTGTGGCTGGTAAGTAGTTGTATCCGTTTTCCTGATTTACGTGCAGTCGTAGCACGTAAGACATTAAAATCACTAAAGGAATCCACGTGGAATACTATACGCATGATTATAAAGAAGTGGGGACTAGTTGAAGATCAGCATTATCATATTAACAATGTAGCCGGTACACTGAGGTTCTGGAATGGTTCAGTCATTCTCATGCTGGACTTGGCGGATCAACCTTCAGATCCCAACTTTGAAAGATTTGGTTCCATGGAAGTTACAATTTGTGCGGTGGATGAAGTCTCAGAAATCAGTCAAAAAGCTATTGAAGTTTTGTTTTCCCGTCTTCGCTGGAAAACACACGAAACTTTTAAAGTATCTAAGATGTTATTGACAACCAATCCGACTACTAACTGGATACGTGAACGCTTCGTACAAGATAGAAACGGTGATAAAGTTACAACACGTGAGGGCGAATTCTATGTTCCTTTCTCTGTGTTCGACAATCCTGACATCGCATTCCGTCAGACCTACGAGGCAGCTCTTAATAAAATCAGCGACCAGGCGACTAAGGAAAGGCTACTCTATGGCAACTGGGACTTCATTGAGGCAAACGACATGGCCATTTATAGACTATTTGACGGCAATAAGCATCTGGTTACAGGATTGAAAGAGAAAGTCTATGACCCTTCCAAACCCCTTATTACCGTATGGGATTTTAATGTAGTCCCCCATATGTCGACGTTATTGGCACAAATAGACTATGATAACAAGAAAGTCTATATTCTGGAAGAGATACTGGGTAAAGCCGAAGATAAGGAAAATAACACTCCTGGACTTGCACGAAAGATACAGAAGAAACTGTATAGGGAAAAGCATATTGGTGGAGTGGATGTGACAGGAGATCCGGCAGGGTTACAACGCTCCACCACTTCGGAAGACGGGGTAAACAATTTTACAATTATCACCGATACCTTCGGCAAGGGCATTTTAAGGCCAAAGATAAAATTGCTGAAGAAACAGCCTCCACAAACCACACGTTGTGAGTTTATCAATGAATTATTCTCAGGGTTTGGAAACTGGGAAATCCAAATAGATATAAGATGTCGTAAACTGACTGAAGACCTGCTTTATCAACTAAAAAATGAAGACGGCAGTAAAAACAAGTCTAAAGTTACCGACTCAAGAACCGGAGTAAAATATGAGAAATACGGCCATCTTTCAGATTGCCTGGATTATCTTCTCTGTTATTATTTGAGAGATATGTGGAACAAATTTAAAAATGGAGGCGACAGTTCTTCCACATTACATACAACTGTTGCCCATTATGATGGTTTTAATTACTAATACTATGTACAGACGTTTTTTAAACAACAGTGATTACCTGAGTATCATTACTCCCGAAGCTCTTACCCAAATGACAAGAGGAAACTCCGAACATTTCATTCAGGCTGAAGAATCAGCTGAGATGAGTATAACAGAGTACCTGTCAGAAAACTATGAGATAGAAGCAGAATTGAACAAAGGGAAATACATAGCAGAATATAACCGTATGATCACTTATCCTGTTGGAGCTCATATATACTATGAAGGGAAGCTATATGAAATTATACGTTCCATTTCAGGATACAAAGCACCTGCCATAGCGGATTATTGGGAAGAATATACCCATCCGAATATTAATGTAGACTCCCTTCCCCCCTATTCACAATTCGCTACTTATAAAAAAGGCGATATTATACGATATAACGCAGTTGCCTATGTTTGTTTAGATGAAAACGGATACAAATTCAGAAACGTCAGAATACCTTCAGTCTCAGCATGGCTTGAGGCTGCTTTTGTTGAATGGGAACCGATAGAATACTCTTTATGGGACATAGTTCAATTTAACGGCACCTTTTACACCCTGATATCATCAGAAGGATTCGACAATATTAAAACTCCTGTAGAAGAAGACTGCTGGGGAGCCATAGCTGACTATGATTCAGATTACAACAAATATGAGTTAAATAGTCATGAGTATGTTGTGTATAAGGGCAAAGTCTTTTATCCGGAAATAGATGTGAATGCCGACATTCCTGAAATTGGCTGCAATTTGTCTTTACATGACCCTAGAAACTATAATCTCAAAAAGCACATGTTACGTTTGGCTGTTTATGAATTAACTAAACTTATTGCACCCAATAATGTAAGTGTTGTCAGATTAAAGGACTATGAAACTTCCATGAAGTGGTTAAGTGATGCAGCAAAACTAAAATTAAATCCTCAAATACCACGAAAACTTGCCGGAGACAAGCTAGAAGTAATGGATTGGCAGATGGCTACTTTTCAGACGAAGTATGATCCATATCAAAATCCGTGGCTCACTTAATAATCGAATTTGACTAATTTCATAAGTGACTCCAATCTCCTCTAAAAAAAACGAAGCAACAAAAGGTAACAATTAAAAGAACAGACAAAAGATTACACTTCAAACAAAAAGTAGAAAGAAAAAGAATTTATATTCAAAAAATGTATATCTTTGCACTTAATGAAGTTGGGGAGAAATCCAACTTTATTTTGAAATGTAATTAATACAGCGTTTCGTAACGTCTTGATTCTGAAAAAGGTGGTGCTTTAAAGAATAACAAAACAAGATGAGTATGTAACCCGTGTGCTGATATGGTACGGGCTTACTTACTCTGTTTTGTTAGGTCGGCACCACCATACCTTCAGAATCAGAGAAGTACGGTCCGTGCCTCTTTTTTTAAGAGGAAACTTAAAAACTATCAGTATGAAAATTCACACAGGAATGTTATTCGATTGTTTTCTTAAACACTCCCAAAATCAAAACAGCCAAAAGAAGTATAGTGACAACCTATTCTACCAGGATTGTTCCTATACAATAGAAGCAACATCTAAAGATAAAAAACTACTTTTGATTATAGGTTCCCATGATACAAAGCCTTAG